TACAACTACCGGCGGTGTTGCTGGCACATGGATTCAGATTGTGGCGATTGCTGCTGACAAGTACATGGTGACTGGAAACGTTATTGGTTCCGGCACTGTTGCTACACCATTCGCAGATTCCTAATCAACCCAAGGGGCTTCGGCCCCGTTTTTAAAGGAGATTGATTATGATGCAAACTGACGTTAAATCGGGCCACCTAAACAACTCTGGTTTTGTTGTTTTAGGTCGAAATAGGCTTAAAGCTGTTTCTCTGGTTGGTACAGCTACGGCTGGAACACTGGACATCTTTGACACAACTACAGCACCCGTTGCTGCCACATACGCAAGGACTGCTGCGGTTATTACCGTTACAAAGGTAGCCCACGGTTTGGTTACTGGGAATGTAGTCGGGCTTACTTTTGCCACCGCAAGCGGATCATCTGGCACAAACGGTAACTACACAATTACACGCACAGGCGCAGACACATTTACAGTTACAGACATTAACTCTGGGACTATTGCTGGTGGAACGGTAGCCGCATACGCACCTTTGTGGCTTGCTAGTTATGACATTGGCGCAGGCGATGTATTTGGTAACTTTGCGTTGATTCCCGGCGAGGGGATACTGGTTAAAAACGGTATCTACTTGAGCATGTCCAACATAACTTCTGCTAATATTTATTATGGCTAAGTCACCAGCATGGCAGAGGAAAGAAGGCAAGTCCGAGAAGGGCGGTTTAAACGCCAAGGGGCGAGCCTCTGCCAAAGCGCAAGGCATGAACTTGAAACCTCCCCAGCCGGAAGGCGGCTCACGGCGCGACTCCTTCTGTGCAAGGATGAGTGGTATGAAGAAAAAGTTGACCTCCGCAAAGACGGCCAACGATCCAAACTCACGTATCAACAAGAGCCTGCGGGCGTGGAACTGCTGAAATGAGCGAATCTCACGAAACCGCTAAGCATGTTGTCGACGCACTGTCGATAATGACTGTTGTAGGAACCTTAGTTGAAATGTTGCCGTCTGTAGCCGCCATATTTACGATTGTGTGGACAGGCATCCGCATCTGGGAAACCGAAACAGTTCAAAATTTGTTAGGTAGGAAAGGCAAGCAAAATGCCGAGTAGTTCTAAAAAACAACACAATTTCATGGAGGCGGTGGCTCACAGTCCAGCGTTCGCCAAGAAAGTAGGCGTCCCACAATCTGTGGGCAAAGAATTCTCCAACGCGGACAAGGGCCGTAAATTTTCAAAAGGTGATGATATGAAAAAGATGAACATGGGTGGATACGCAGACGGTGGTATGGCCCACAAAGACGTAAAGATGGACAAGAAGATGATGCAAAAGGCCGTGAACAAACACGAAGGCCGCTTGCACAAAGGCGCTGCTATGACCAAGCTTGCTAAAGGCGGCATGGCTCCATCTAAGATGGGCGCTGTAAAAACCGGTAAAACACCAGACGGTATTGCTGTTAAAGGCAAAACCAAAGGCACAATGGTCAAGATGAACAAGGGCGGCTACGCCTGCTAAATCATGATGGCCAGCCGTGGTATGGGGGCCATCTCCCCCAGTAAAATGCCCGGCGGGAAGAAGAAAGCCCGCCGTGACGACACTGACTTCACGCAGTATGCTGAAGGCGGTAAAGTCAATGCTGCTGGTAACTACACCAAGCCCGGTCTTCGCAAGAAGATTGTGTCTCAGGTCAAAGCGGCAGCTACCCACGGTACTAATGCAGGCCAATGGTCAGCCAGAAAAGCGCAACTTGTTGCTAAGAAGTACAAAGAAGCTGGTGGGGGTTACAAAGATTGAAAGCTCCTCAGAAATCGCTTAAAGATTGGGGCGACCAGAAATGGCGCACTAAGTCTGGTAAGCCGTCAAGCAAGACGGGAGAGCGATATTTGCCTGAGAAAGCTATCAAGTCGTTAACACCATCAGAATACGCAGCTACAACCCGTGCCAAACGTGCGGGCAAGGCGGCTGGTAAACAGTTTGTGGCTCAACCCAAAACCATTGCAAAGAAAACGGCAGGATTTAGATGACCACTACCGGCTCAACCCTATTCAATATGGACTTCACGGAGATAGCCGAGGAAGCTTGGGAGAGGGCTGGCCGTGAGATGCGTACTGGTTATGACTTGCGTACAGCGCGTCGTTCCATGAACTTGATGACCATTGAGTGGCAGTCTAAGGGTATCAACATGTGGACGATGGAACAGGGTATTATTAACCTGACTCCGGGTTTAGCAACTTATGCGTTGCCATTAGATACTATTGATTTGATGGAACATGTGATCCGAACTGGACAAAATACATCCTCTACGCAGGCCGATTTAACCATTTCACGCATTAGCGTTTCTACTTATGCAACTATTCCAAACAAGCTTAGCCAAGCTCGACCAATTCAAGTCTGGATTCAAAGACTCTCTGGCGAAACTAACCCAACCAGTTCGGTCTTGGTGGGCGCGATTACGGCAACGGACACCACAATAACGCTTAACAGCGTTGTAGGACTGGCTGGATCGGGCTTTATCCGCCTTGATTCAGAAGACATTTACTACACCTACGTCACAGGCAATGTGCTTGGTGGGGTGTTCCGTGGCCAAAATAATACAACTGCAGCTTCCCATATCAACAGCACTGCAGTGTTTGTACCCCAGCTTCCAGCTGTGACGCTCTGGCCTACACCTGATAACTCAATACCCTATCAGTTTGTTTACTACCGCCTTAGACGTGTTCAAGACGCTGGCGCAGGTGTACAGACTGCCGACATGAACTTTCGCTTCCTACCCTGTTTGGTAGCGGGCTTGGCGTACCATATTGCCATTAAAGTCCCAGAGCTGATGCCCCGTATTGAGATGCTCAAACAGATTTACGACGAGACATTTAACATTGCGGCGGGCGAAGACCGCGAGAAAGCCCCAGTCAGGTTTGTGCCAAGACAGCAGTACATTGGTGGTAGCTACTAATGGGCAATAGATTTGCATCCGGCAAGATAGCGATTGCTGAATGTGATCGCTGCGGCCAACAGTTTAGATTGAAGACGCTTAAGACTGAGATCATTAAGCAACGTAAGTACGAGTTGTTGGTATGCCCTACGTGCTGGGACCCCGATCAGCCACAGCTTATGTTAGGTACATTTCCAGTTGAGGACCCGCAGGCTTTGCGTAACCCACGCAAAGACACGACTTATGTGACTTCTGGCGTTAACGTCAATGGGTATGTCTCGGGTGGTTCACGAGACATTCAGTGGGGTTGGGCCCCGGTTGGTGGTTCAAGATTCTTTGATAATTTATTAACGCCAAACTACTTGGCATTGGGCGTACAAATTGGTACAGTCACGATAACTACAGGAGCTTAAAATGGCATTCACAAAATCAGCAGACGGCATCGCTAAACAAGGCAAAACCGTTGGCAAAAACTACGGCGATAGCGGCCCCGTTGCTAAAATGATGCACGGTGGTAAAGGCAAGGGCGGCGGTAAGACCAATGCAGACATGAAGTCAATGGGTCGCAACTTGGCAAAAATTGCCGCACAGAAAAGAGGCTAATCATGGCTACATTTAGCAAAAAATTAATGGGTAAAGAAGTTGGCGATGCCAAAGTCTATGCCAAGCCACACACCATGACTGGTAAAGTTGTTAAGGCTACCGATAATCCCGGCTCAGGCCCTGACCACAGCGATGCAAATACAGTTAACATGTCTGTTGGTAATATTTCTCGTCGTGCGCAGCCAGCAACTAAGACAACTGGCATCAAAATGCGCGGTACTGGCGCAGCTACTAAAGGCGTGATGTCACGGGGCCCGATGGCATGAATTACACGCAGTTGGTTACCGCAGTAAACAATTACTGCGAAAACTCTTTCCCAACAACTGACATGAATACGTTCATTCAGCAGGCGGAGCAGCGCGTTTACAACACTGCGCAACCCGCTAATTTGAGAAGAAACGTAGAAGGCTCGTTGACCGCTAACAACAAGTATTTGAGTGCGCCGGAAGATTTTCTTTCAACGTATTCAATCGCCATCTACCCAGCTGCTGGTGGCGACTTTGTGTACTTGCTAAACAAAGATGTGAATTTTATTCGTGATGCGTACCCAAACCCAAATTCATTGGGCAAGCCAAAACATTACGCCATCTTTGGACCGCAATCAGGTAACCCAAATGAGTTGTCATTTATTTTAGGCCCTACGCCTGATGCCAACTACAACGTTGAATTGCATTATTACTACTACCCTCAGTCGATTGTTACCGCTAACACCACATGGCTCGGTGATAACTTTGATTCTGTGTTGTTGTACGGCACAATTTGTGAGGCATTGGTTTACATGAAGGGTGAAGGCGACATGTTAAAAGTTGCCCAAGACCGTTATGTTCAAGCTATTGCTTTGTATAAAAATCTGGCGGATGGTAAGCAACGCATGGATGCGTATCGTGATGGTCAGGTAAGGGTCTCTGTATCATGAGCATTCTACAAACTGCAACCACAAGCTTTAAGGTTGAGCTCCTTCAAGGGGTTCACAATTTTGGCCCAACATCAGCCAATACTTTTAAGATTGCTTTGTATACTGCAGCCGCAGATTTGGGTGCTGGTACTACCGTTTACACAACCACCAATGAAGTGTCTAGCAGTGGTACAGGTTACACAGCTGGTGGGAATGTTTTGGTGATTTCAGTAGCACCAACTTCTGGTAATAACTCCGCAAACGTCCCAACAGCGTTTATTTCATTTGCCACAAGTACTTGGACAAACGTTACGTTGACTTGTCGTGGTGCATTAATTTATAACTCTACACAGGGTAATAAATCAGTAGCAGTTCTGGACTTTGGTTCAGATAAAACTACAGTTGGTGACAATTTCCAAGTCACTTTCCCAACAGCCGATGCCAACAGCGCCATTGTGCGTATTAATTAAACAGGATCTTTCATGTCTACTTTTAATAACAGCCACGCCGAAGACAAATTTTCTAGCGCTGTGAGCAGCGCAAACAAGTCCGATACCTGCGCTAAAGCAGGCGGTGTGTTTACCATTCAGTGCCGTGACAAAGATGGCCTTCTAAAGTGGGAAACTAGTAAACACAACCTCGTGGTCAACGTCGGCCTCAAAGACATGAACGACAAGTACTTCACCGGCAGCGCCTATACGGCTGCTTGGTACATTGGTATATACGGCTCGGGTGCTACAAATACTCCCGCTGCGGGCGACACAATGTCTTCTCACGCTGGATGGACTGAGGTTGTGGCTTACAGCCAAGCAACTCGCCCAGTGGCTACTTTTGCAGCGGCATCTACTGCCGACCCGTCTGTTATTACAAACTCAGCATCCCCTGCGGTGTTCAGCATTAATGCTACCACTACAGTTGGCGGCGCGTTCTTAACCACTAGCAATACCAAGAGCGGTACAACGGGCACATTGTTCTCTGCAGCAGACTTTGCTGCTCCCGGTGATCGTTCGGTGGTGTCTGGTGACACCTTGAATGTCACGTATTCATTCAGCCTTGATGCTGCATAAGGAGCCAACATGGCAACCGCATTTAAAAAAGGCGACGTAGTCAAAGTAAACCAAACCGTGCCGCAAGGCCCGGTACTTTCGCTACGGATGGATGACGAAGGTCAGATATTTTATTTGATCGAGTGGGTAGACAGTAACGGCGGTACGCAACAGCGTTGGTTTGCAGAAAATGATTTAATCGGAGTTTAATATGGCGCTTGTTCTTGCTGATCGTGTTCGGGAAACCTCTACAACTACCGGCACGGGGTCAGTAGTGCTGGCGGGAGCATACCCGGGCTTCCAAACTTTCTTGGCAGCTATTGGTAATAGCAATACCACGTATTATGCGATTTCTAACTTGGCACTAAACGAGTGGGAAGTCGGTCTTGGAACATACACATCCAGTGGCAATACGCTTAGTCGGACCACAGTGCTGTCCTCCAGTAACTCGGGCAGTCTGGTTAACTTTTCCGCAGGTTCTAAAGACGTTATCTGTACTCAGCCATCACAGCGTGCGGTGTACTTGGACACGGCTGCAAACACTACAGTCCCCGGAATCACAATTTCCGGTCTCACAGTGTCTACAGCTCTGGCGCTCAACGCTAGCAAACAAATAGTTAGCGTGACCAACACGGGTACAGGCGATAATGTTCTTGCCACCTCACCCACTTTAGTAACTCCTGCTCTTGGTACACCGTCCTCTGGCGTGGTTACCAACCTCACAGGCACAGCAAGCATTAACATTAACGGCACTGTTGGCGCAACAACTGCAAACACGGGCGCATTCACCAGTGTGACGGCTTCCTCTGATTCAACTTTCAGCTCGACCGGTGCTTTAACAATCAGTAAGGGCACGACTGGACAGCGTCCAACTGCCGTAAGCGGTATGCTTCGGTTTAACACCACTAGCACCGAGTTTGAAGGCTACAACGGTACAACATGGGCATCTGTGGGTGGCGCGGCACTGAGCAACGACACGTCGACTGCTACAAACATCTACCCGCTGTCTGCCTCTGCTACAACTGGCACGGCATCGACGCTGTATACATCGAACGCTAAGTTCCTGTACAAGCCTTCGACTGGTGAGTTGCAGGCCTCTGAGATTGCCGCAAGCAACGGCCTGCTTTTGAATGCAACTACAGTAAGCGCAAGTTACACCATTGCAAGTGGTTACAACGCATTCTCTGTCGGCCCGATCACTGTTGCATCAGGTCAGTCTGTAACTATTTCCAGTGGTCAACGCTGGCTCGTTCAATAAGGATAGAAAATGGCTTCAACGATTAACGCATTAAGCACTGGCTCTGGGGGTCTAATCTCCAGTGGTGATGCCTCTGGTGTACTGCAACTTCAGTCAAATGGTACGACAGCATTGACAGCCACTGGCGCTAACTTATCGACCACAGGCTCAATCAGCTCCTTAAATACCTTTGGCTTTGAGAACCGCATCATTAATGGCGGGATGGTGATTGACCAGAGAAATGCGGGGGCTAGTGTAAATACCAACGGGGCATATCCTGTTGACCGGTTTAATCAATTAATGTCTGGCGGCGGTGTTTTGACATCGCAACAATCTTCTACAGCGCCAACTGATTTCATCAATAGCATCTTTACAACGGTCAGTACTGCTGATGCATCAATTGCCGCTGGTGACTATTATTTGTTGCGTCATGCAATTGAGGGGTTAAATGTTGCTGATTTGAATTGGGGTGCAACAGCCGCCGCCGCTGGGAAAACTGCGGCTTCAGTAACTTTGTCGTTTAAGGTTCGTTCAAGTGTTACAGGCACATTTTCTGGTGCATTAGAAAATTCTGCCGAAGATAGAAGTTACCCATTTACATACTCAATTGCATCAGCAAACACTTGGACAAACATTAGCATAACAATTGCTGGTGATACAAGTGGTACTTGGTTAACTACTAATGGCGTTGGAATCTACATAAATTTTGACCTTGGCACTGGTTCAACAAGGCTTAACACTGCAAACGCTTGGGTTGGCGCACAATCTTTTGGAGCAACAGGTTCTGTTCAATTGATTTCTACAGTCAATGCTACCTTTTACATCACAGGCGTACAGCTTGAAAAAGGCACTCAAGCCACATCGTTTGACTTCCGTAGCTACGGCACTGAGTTGGCTTTGTGTCAACGGTATTATCAAAACAATGGGGCTAACTTAATTTACAACGGCACTCAATACACATCTGCTTGGTGGCCTGTTCAAATGCGATCTAACCCAACTATTGTTTTAAGTAGCGGGACTATTAACGCGCAATCGCTATATGGTTTCAATGCGTCTTATAGCACTACTGCAAACTTTTCTGTAACTGCTTCTGCGGAGTTGTAAATGTACAAATTGAACAAACCTCCTTTAGGCGCAACTGAATCACAAGCAGTTATTCGTTTGGTTGACAACGCCTTTATCCCATTCGACCCAGCCAACACCGACTACCAACAATACCTCAAATGGCTTGCAGAGGGCAACACACCTCTTCCAGCAGATGAGCAAGGAGCATAAATATGGCATACGGCACGATTAACGCTGAACAGCTAACCACGCAGTCTGGCTTTACGCTAGGCGCTGGTAATGCTTCGTCCTTTAAGAACCGCATCATCAATGGCGCTATGGTGATTGACCAGAGGAATGCGGGGGCGAGTGTCGCCGCTGGTAATGCGTACACACTTGACCGCTGGTTAGTGCGAACTGACACAGGTACTGGCAACACTACACAGCAATCAACAACAGTTCCAACAGGGTTTAAAAACTCTCTTATTGTCACGATTGGCACAGGCGCAGCGCCAGCTTCTGGTGGTCGTAATTACATTCAACAACCAATCGAAGGGTTAAATGTTTATGATTTTGCTTGGGGCACTGCAAGCGCGGCTACAGTAACTTTATCGTTTTGGGTTCGCTCAAGCCTGACAGGGACATTTGGTGGGGCTTTGCAAAATTCGGCTGGTGATCGTTCATATCCGTTTACCTATACCATCAACGCCGCTAACACTTACGAACAAAAAACAGTCACTATTGCTGGCGACACATCTGGCACTTGGCTAACGACAAATGGCGTTGGAATTATTTTGTATATTGGTCTTGGCAATGGTTCTACCTTTAACGGCACTGCTGGCGCATGGGCGGCGGCTGACTACCGGTCTGCTACGGGCGCAACAAATGTGGTGGCAACAACTGGCGCTACCTTCTACATCACAGGTGTCCAACTAGAAGTAGGAACTGTAGCCACATCATTTGACTATCGTTCGTATGGTACTGAGTTGGCGTTGTGTCAGCGGTATTTTGTCAAAGATTTACAAGAGACTGTTACTGCTACATTTTTATGTGGAGTTATTTCAACTGCAACAGACGCAAATAGGTGTGGAATGAGATTTCCTGTTCCAATGCGTTCTTCCCCAACAGCGGCAATAGGCGGAACTTCAAACCCTAGAATATATGACGGCAGTACTGCAGTAGCAACTACTAGTATAGTTAATAATACTTCTAATTTTTGGGGTGCTTCTTTAGTTTTGGCCGCTTCTGCTGGCGGCTTGGTAGTCGGTCGTGCGGCAGTTATTATTGACAATGTCGCATCATTTATAACCTATTCATCGGAATTATAAAATGTATAAATTACAAAAAGATAATTTATCAGGAAAAATAGTGTCTATTGGGCTTATTAATAATCCGCTTATTTCTATCCCCATAGACCCCGACAACACCGACTACCAAGCCTACCTAAAGTGGGTAAGCGAAGGCAACACTCCAACCCCTGCTGACGAGGTGCAATCATGAGTTTAATTCTCTCTGGAACAGATGGTTTATCAGATGTTGACGGTTCTGCCGCAACCCCTGCTATTAGAGGTACTGATGCAAACACGGGCATATTCTTCCCTGCCGCTGACACCATTGCTTTTGCTGAAGGCGGCGTGGAGTCTATGCGGATTGACTCGGCAGGCAATCTAGGCTTGGGAGTTACTCCGAGTGCTTGGGGAACTGCTAATAGCGAAAGAGCCTTACAACTTAATGGTGGTTCTCTTTGGTCATATTCCACTTTTGGATTGGGGCTAATCAACAATGCGTTTTACAATTCTTCAGGCAATTACATATACAGCAGAAACGGATTTGCGTTAGATTATTTCCAGTCATCAAGTAGTGGTGGTCACATTTGGCGTACAGCCGCATCAGGCACAGCAGGAAACGCCATTACCTTTACTCAGGCAATGACTCTAGACTCAAGCGGTAACTTGCTGGTGGGGAAAACAGCAACAAGCCTTGGTGTTGTTGGTGTTGAGGCCAAGCCAAATGGATATGCTGTTTTTACAATGGCATCTTCAACAAACTCATTGGATACCCTCAATGTCTATTCGTCCACCGCAACCAATTACCGTTTTTATGTGGGTTTGGCTGGAACTGTTTTTGCAACAAACACAGCTATAACAGCCATTTCAGACCAACGACTTAAAGAAAACATTCGTGATTTAGATGATGGTCTTAATGTTGTTCTGGCTTTAAAGCCTCGCAAATTTGATTGGAAAGAAGGCAAAGGGGCAGACATTAAAAATGCTCGTGGTTTTATTGCACAAGAGTTTGAACAAGTTTTGCCTGACATGATTGATATATGGAAAGACCCTGCGCCCGAAGGTGAAGAGCCTTATAAAGCAGTCAATGCCAACTTAATTCCTACATTGGTCAAAGCCATACAAGAACAACAAGCAATCATTGAATCACTCAAGGCTCGTTTAGATGCCGCTAATCTGTAACGGGAAGCCACCACCCGAGCTTGGTGGCGCATAAAAGTAAATTAGAAGTTACAAGTTAATCTGAATGTTCGGAACGTTCGCCTTTGCCCAAGCACCTTTCGCTACTGCGGAAGTCGGGTCAATCTACGCCAGTTCAGTCCTTGAATCTGCGCAGGGGGCGGACGTAATCGATGCATTTGCCGACTTCACCGCGCAGGTAGCCGATAGTGGCGTGGCGGCAGACACCACAACTTCATCGCTCACATTTACATCTAACATTTCTGAAACAGCCACAGCCCTTGACACGCTGAACACAACGCTGGTGTTTGGAGCTAGCTTGAGCGACACGGCAACGGCAGATGATGTGGCGTTAGCGCGGGCAACGTTCCCTGTATCTTTTGCAGACACGGCGCTGGCTGACGCCATATTCTCATCCCTACCCAACTATGCGGTGACCATAGCTGAGACTGCTACAGGGGATGCGACCGGATCAACGATTGCCAATTTCACGCCGCTAGTTTCAGAAAGTAGCCAAGCGTCTGACAGCGTAGTGGCTTCGTTTGCATTTAATAGTTTTGTCGATGAGAGTGTCACTGGCACACCGCTGGAGGTGGCCGTACTTAATTTGCCTGCTTCGGTTTCAGAGGCTGTGTCGGCAAATGCGGTCGAGTCAGCGCTAGTAGGTTTTGCTACCGCGATTTCCGAGGCGGCGGCTTTACAAGATAGTCCGTTTTCCGCCGTCCAATTCCGTGCGTTGGTGCAGGAAGTTTTGCTTGCCCAAGATGTTGTAACCCGTCGTTTGCTTTGGGAGCCGATTAATGACGACTCAAACGTGGTATGGACAGACATTATTAAAGTATTTACAATTAACGACTATGCGGTATTTGCGGGATCCAGTTTTGGGACGCTATCATTTACCGGGCCACTAAACGCAACATACAATCCCGCCACAAATGTGTGGGTTCAAATTGACGACACACAAGCTCCAAATTGGCAAGAAATTGTTGCATAAACCTGCAAAAATACCCTAAATGTAAGGACGCACATGTCAAGTACTTTTTCCAATTTAAAATTTGAGCTGATTGCAACTGGTGAGCAGTCTGGAGCGTGGGGCAATACAACGAACACGAATATTGGCACTGCAATTGAGCAGGCGATTGTGGGTATGGCTACGCTGACATCATCCGATTTTGCAGCCAACGTAGCTACTCTTACTCTAACAAACACCAACGCTGCCCAAAACGCCAGAGCGCTGTGTTTAAATATTGCGGCGGGAGCGGTATCTGCAGCTGGCACAATCAACGTCCCCGCTATTCAAAAACCTTATTTGATTATCAACGGTAGCAGCTTTGCTGTGACGGTAAAAGTATCAGGTTTAACAGGCGTTGTAGTCCCAGCCGGTAGGCGCACAGTGGTGTACAACAACGGCACTGACGTTGGTGACCAGATTAGCTATTTATCTAGCCTGACCCTTGGCGCTGCGCTTCCAGTTGCCTCTGGCGGTACAGGTTCTACCTCTACAACGTTTGTTAATTTGGCCACTAATGTCACGGGCAACTTACCTGTAAGCAACCTAAATAACGGCGCTGGAGCGTCGTCAACTTCTTTTTGGCGCGGTGACGGCACATGGACTGCAGTTAATTTGGCAAATAGCGTTACTGGTAATTTGTCTACAGCTAATTTAAACAGCGGGACAAGCGCTTCAGCCAGCACATTTTGGCGTGGTGATGGAGTCTGGGCAACCCCCGCTAGTGGCGGCACTCCCGGCGGTTCAACATCACAGGTGCAATATAACTCTGGCGGCTCGTTTGCGGGTTCAGCCAACTTAACGTTTGATGGTACTAACTTAACCTGCGCCGGCAACGTTACGGCCTACTCTGATGAAACCTTGAAGACAAATTGGCGTGGGTTTCCTGAAGACTTTATTGAGCAGCTTGCCCAAATCCAAAGCGGTATCTTTGATCGAATTGACTCTGGTATGACGCAAGTTGGTGTGGGTGCTGGGTCACTCCAAAAAGTAATGCCCGACGCTGTACAAAACAATGAAAGTGGTTTGATGTCTGTGGCTTACGGCAACGCGGCACTGGCGGCTGTGATTGAATTGGCTAAGCGTGTTGTGTCTTTGGAAAAACAATTAAAGGGTAAATAATGCCTTTACCCGCTTCTGGCCCTATATCACTGCTTGCAATTAATGCGGAGTTTGGGCGTGGCCTTAATTTAAACGCATATCGCGGCACTGTTTATTACACCGCATCTGCGGGGCCATTTAATTTCCCCTCCGGCGCTATTTCATTTAGTAATTTTTATGGCACTCAATTAGCGCCTAGCGTCGGCTTGACTGTTGCATACAGTGTTGTTGGCGGTGGCGGTGGCGGCGGAGCAAACCAGCCGGGTGGCGTTGGTGGCGGTGGCGGTGGCGGCCAATTAATCACCGTAAGTAGTGATACATTAAGTAATGGCGCATACTCAGTAACTGTCGGTGGTGGCGGCGCTGCTGTAAACTGCAATAGCGTCAGTGGATCGGGCGGTGCTGATGGTGGTAATGGAACATCATCAGCATTTAGAAGTTCAACATCTGCTGGCGGTCAGGGCGGCTTGGGGAGATTGACCCGTCTTGGCAATGGTGGCGCGTCAGGAAACGGTAATGCAGGCGGTACATCCGTTGCGGGATACTCGGATCCAAAATCGGGTCCTGTAACTTCGGCGGGTGGAGGCGGTGGTGGAAATGGTGGCGTTGGCGCTGATGGATTCGCAGATGGTTTCCCTGCTCCGCTTTATACTTATGGCGGCAATGGTGGCGCTGGAACCGCTGATATAGCGGGAACTGTTAGGGCAGGTGGTGGTGGTGGCCCCGCAGACAACGGTTTTGTTGGGCAACCTCAGGCCGTGGGTATCGGTCAAGCTGGCGGTGGTGATGGCGGACTTAATCAGCCATCTTATCAAGCCGCAACAAGCGGAACTGCAAATTATGGTGGTGGTGGTGGCGGTGCGGGTCAAGGCCCCGGTGCTCCTGTTTTGAACAGCGGTTCTGGAAGCTCGGGTATTGTAGTTATCAGATATTTAATGAGCGCTGGAAATCGTGGTAGTGGCGGCATTCAAACCAGCGACGGCACATACTACTTCCATACATTCACAAGCTCCGGCACTTTTACGGTGAGTTAATATGGCGCATTTTGCACAACTCAATGAAAACAATATTGTGACTGCTGTACTGGTGGTTAGCAACGATGACCTTCAAAATTTACCATTTCCCGAAAGTGAGCCTTTAGGGGTTGCCTTCTTACAAAACTTAATTCCAAACACAACGTGGAAACAAACTTCCTACAACCATAATTTCAGGTTTAGGTATGCGGGTATTGGGTGGACATTTCACCCTGAATGCGGCGAGCATGGTGGGTTTGCGCATCCTCCTTTTTACCCGTACTTTGTTTTGGATAAAACAACTTGTTCTTGGATTCCACCGGTCCCTTATCCTGTTGATGGGTTTGAGTACTACTGGAGTGATACAACAAGATCTTGGATTAAAGTTCCAACATCAACGGTTATAGGATAAAAAATGGACAGACCACACTCTCACATTAGCTGTGTTTCAAATGTGTTTATTAAACAAATGCGTTTTATGAAAGCAGGAGACACAGAGCAGGGCCATGCCCATTGTTTTGACCATGTGACTTTATTGTCTGCTGGAAGTCTTCGTTTAAATGCTTTGGGTAAATCAACTGACTTTAAAGCGCCACACCACATTTTTATTAAAGCCGGGGTTGTACACGAGTTGGTGGCCTTAGAGGACGATACTCTTGCCCACTGTATCCACGCTATGCGAGATGGTGAGCGTGTAGAAGATATTGTTGATCCGGCATCTGTTCCCACAAGCTACCATATAGGCGAAGTTGATATTAATTTTTACCCGTTAACAGAAGACGATCTTAGCCAAAGAACCACTCAAAGAGGTATGTAATGCGAATCGTTACCGTTGAAAATTACTTAACCCCGGAGCAGTGCGCTCAACTTAGCGCAGTGACGCAGTACGGGCACGATCACAACCAAATGACGCTAGGGACTTACACTACGCTTCGGTACACTTCTCGGATTGATACAAGTTTGTATACATACCCACAGTATGTTTTGGATGTTGCCGCGCAAGTGCGGGCGTACTGTGGTGTGGCTGCGTACCCGATTGTTGATGGGCAAGGCGGTGATGGTATTGTCACAACTTATATGCCTACTGGCGCAGATATTTTTAATTATCACGGTTATTTGATTGAAGGCCAAGGGCAGTTGTGGTCTTTTATTATTACGCAACCAACTGAATCAGGCGGGGTTACTCAAATTAATGGTGTTGATTACCCTGTAGGCCAAGGCGATTTGCTTGTGTATTTAACGTCAAACAACACTCAATACACGACCCCAGTCACTGGAGGTACTACCCGAATTTGCTGGTCGTTTGGTAATCTTGTGCCAACAGATGCTTGGGAGTCTGGTCAAATTGTGGTGGGTGGTTGATAACGGAAACGGCAAAATGAATGCGCTGGTTTTGGCTGCTGCTCATAGGTTGGATGTTGTGGGCGCAGGCTAAAGCGCCGTGCATAGTTACGGACTTTTATGCGCTGAGCTGGATTAGTGAACCGACGATGCGCCACATGGAGCTGTCTAGGTGGCTGACAACAAATGGGAATAATTGCAGTTCAGAGCAGCTTGCTGGAATTTGGAATAAATTGGCGGAATGGGCCGGTGTTGCAGATAGCGCAGAATTGAGGTCCAAAGTGCTGTACTACTACGCAAGGGCTCGGGAAAGGGAAGGCAAATGATTGAAACGATCAGATTATTTCCGACAGTTGTAGCGTCAGGTTATCCCGACAAGCACGACCTTGCCCAAGCTAAACTAGAAAAACAACAAGACGTTAACAAAACGGTTGAAGTGGCCAAGCAAAAGCAAACGGAACTTCAGGACATTGGGTTTGAAATCTACTGCAAAAAGGTAGTTCAAGAGCGGCTCCGCATGGAGATTTTTCAAAATCGTAAACTGGACATTTATGTATGACGAAGAAGCCACCACAACACGTACCGGACACCAAGGAAAAGCTGACGCTGTACGTCACGCTGATGGTAAGCACCACCCTGTGCATCTCTGTTTTGGCTATGGTGTTTGCCTTTCTCCTTGGTCTGTGGGCAAAAGAAGTAGACAACGCAGAGATATTCAAAATGATTTCACCCGCTTTTTCTACTCTTATCGGCGGCATGATTGGGTTCCTGTCTGGTATCAAACTCATGCAGAATGAAGAAAACAAACACGAGGAACCAAAATGATTGGACTAGACGCACTTTTAAACGTGGGCGGTAAGCTCATCGACAAGCTCATCCCGGATCCCGAAGCCAAGGCCAAAGCGCAACTTGAGTTAGCAAAGTTGGCGCAAGACGGTGAGCTGGCTAAGATAGCCAATGAAACTAAACTGTACGAGACCGAGCAAAACAACCTCACCCAGCGTGTTCAAGCCGATATGGGTAGTGACTCGTGGCTGTCTAAAAACATCCGCCCCATGACGCTGATCTTCTTGCTTGTGGCGTATTCTGGCTTTGCCATCGCGTCTATCTTTGAGTATGAAACCCGTGGCGCTTACGTTGAATTACTGGGCCAGTGGGGCATGCTCGTAATGTCGTTCTACTTTGGTGGCCGCACCATGGAAAAAATTGCCGACAGGGTTAAGAAATGAATTTGACAGAACACTTTACGTTGGATGAACTTACATCTTCAGAAACCGCAGAGCGCAACGGCTGGGATAACACGCCAAATGAAACCGAACTTGCAAACCTCAAACGTCTTGCTGCCTTCCTTGAAGACGTCAAAACAGCACTTGGAGGCAAGCCCATCATGGTCAGCTCGGGTTATCGCGGCAAGCAAGTCAATGATTCTGTGGGCAGTAAAGATACTTCTCAGCATCGCCTTGGTTGTGCTGTGGACTTCCGAGTACCTCAACTAACCCCCGATCAGGTGGTTAAAGCCATCATTGCGTCTGGCCTGCCATTTGACCAAGTCATTCGTGAGTTTGACCGCTGGACGCATTTAAGCATCCCAAACACGCCAGATGCTGCCCCAAGAAAACAAGCATTAATCATCGACAAAACTGGCACACGGCTTTATGCTTGATGCGCACCCAAATTGATGGGAAAATAAGCCATGCCATTAAAGAAACTAACCCTAAGAGCTGGTGTAAACAGAGAAAACACCCGCTATACCAATGAAAACGGATACTACGTTTCAAACAACGTCCGTTTCCGTCAGGGTACGCCCGAGAAAATTGGTGGTTGGACTCGGCTTTCGGCCAACTTTTTTCTTGGCGTTTGCCGTTCTTTATGGAACTGGGCGACGTTAGGAGGCGCTAACTATCTTGGCGTTGGTACAAATCTAAAGTTTTACATTGAGTCGGGTGGCACTTACAACGACATTACGCCGCTCCGCGCCTCTTCCACAATCAACAACAACCCTTTTACTGGTAACGGCACAACTACGGTCACTGTTACAGACACTGCGCACGGCGGCACTACTGGGGACTTTGTAACCTTTAGCGGCGCTACAGGCACTTACGCCGCTATCTTTAACGCCGAGTTTGTGATTACTGTTTTAACAGTTGACACGTACACAATCACTACGACTTCTGTAATTGCAGCTGGAAGTTCTGGCGGTGCATCTGTCGTGGCTGCGTATCAAATTCAAATAGGGGCGGCCTATGCGCTGCCGTTTACTGGATGGGGCGCTGGAAATTGGGGCGCTGGCCCTTGGGGTACTGGCGGGGGAGCATCAACCATTCCAATTAGGTTGTGGGCGCAGGCTAACTTTGGCGAAGACTTGGTGTTTGGCTACCGTGGCGGAGCGTTGTATTACTGGGACAACACCGGCGGCCTTGGGGCTAGGGGTGTCTTGGTGTCTAGCTTGGGCGGCGCTTCTGATGTTCCGCTCATGCAGAATTATTTACTTGTTTCCGCCATCAACCGGTTTGTATTTTGTTTTGGTGTAAACGACTACGGTAGCGCTACACAGAACCCTATGCTACTGCGTTGGTCTGACCAAGAAAGCGTAACTCAGTGGACGCCTGCGGCAACTAACCAAGCTAGTAGTTTGTTGTTGTCTCATGGCTCTAAGATTGTTACTGCCATCCAGACCCGTCAAGAGATTGTAGTGCTGACGGATTCGGCCTTGTATTCACTTCAATACCAAGGACCGCCTGTAATTTGGAGTTCTCAGTTGTTGGGCGACAACATTTCTATTGTCAGCCCTAATGCCACAGCAATTGGCTCGGGCGTGATTTACTGGATGGGCATAGATAAGTTTTATAAATACGATGGCCGTTTGCAAACATTGCGTTGCGACTTGCGTAAGTTTATTTTTGAAGACATTAATTTAGCCCAACAGGATCAGTTTTTTGCAAGCACCAACGAAGGCTTTAACGAAGTCTGGTTCTTCTATTGCTCTACAAACGCCACTGAAATTGACCGATATGTGGTGTACAACTATGCTGAGAACAACGGCGAAGGCGTATGGTATTACGGCGAAATGTCCAGAACCGCATGGCTTGACTCTGGCTTGCGGAACAACCCCATGGCCGCAACCGCAATTAACAACATTGTTTACCACGAACTTGGAAACGATGACAACTCCACTGAAACATCATTGCCAATTAATTCGTTAATTGAGACTACTGAATTTGACATTGACGACGGCGATCACTTTGGCTTTGTGTGGCGTATGCTGCCCGACATGACTTTTGTAGGTTCCGACGCTGCGGCCCCCCAAGTCACCATGACTTTGATCCCAATGCAGAACTCTGGTTCAGGCTACAACGATCCTATTTCTGTGGGTGGTAACACTGATGCCACAGTTGTGCGTAGCGCTACCGTTCCTATTGAGCAGTTTACTGGGCAGGTTTATGTTCGGGTGCGTGGCCGTCAGATGATTTTGAAGGTTGAAAACAACCAGCTGGGTTGCGCTTGGCAGCTTGGTAGCCCACGTATTGACATCAAACAAGACGGTCGCAGAGGTAACTCATGACTTTACTTGTTACGGCAGAGTTTGAACTTAGTCAAGTAGCCGCGCCTAACTTGCCGCTGGCCACAGAACAGTATTCTCGGGCCTATACAGACCAGCTTAATAACGTGTTTCGCTTGTACTTTAACCGGGTAGATGCAATTCTTGACCAGTTAAAAACTTCTGGCATTCAGCCGCCATTGGTTAACTACACGGTGTCTACATTGCCTAGTGCCGTTACGTCTGGCAAGGGGGCGAGGGCTTTTGTTACGGATGCTTTAACGCCAACATTTGGCGCTACTGTTGTTACTGGCGGTGCAGTGGCTGTGCCCGTATATTCAGACGGAACTAATTGGAAGGTGGGTTAAAAATGGCAAATCAAACAGCTGAAGAACAAAAAATTGTCAACATTGCTCTAAATTATTTTAAGCAACAAACCGGCTCTCAACAGCAAGCGGAAGAACTGCTGGGAAAACTTGCGGGTATTGTTCAAGAAGACGGCGCAAAGCTGGTTAATTTGGGTAATGTTCTTTTTCTCGTTATGGTTCGTGGTAAGGGTATTGTAGAAATTCACACCATTGGTAATGAAGAACAACCGCGTATGCTCGCGGAAGACTTTAAACAGCTTGCTGCTTATCTAAAGAACATTGACGTAAAAACTGCATACACATATACAGAAGACAAACGGTTTGCTCGTTTAGCAAAAATGACTGGGTTGCCTTTTAAATCTTACGATGTCAAAGTTAAAGGTAAGCCTATGACCGCTTACGTAATGGAGTTCTAATATGCCAGCAGTACCATTTCTTCTAGCCGGGGCGGCGGCAACGGGTGTAGCAGCTTCTATTGGAACGGCAGCGGCAGCTCTCGTTGGGGCCACAATTACTGGAGCAGCTGCTACCGCTATTGGCGCAGGCGTTTTGTCTGCGGGTGCGTCGCTAGCCCAAGGCAGATCTTTAAGCGATTCTTTGAAAGGCGCGGTTGTTGGAGGTATCGCGTCTTTTGTTGGGGCTGGGATAGCCGGAGAAGTTACTGGAGCTATTACACAAGCGGCGTCAGATGCTGGCGCTACCTCAATTGCAGCATCAATTGGAAAAGTTGCTGGGTCTATGGCGGGAGGCGCTGTCCGAGGGGTAATTGGGTCGACACTAAGTGGTCAAGATCCTATTGAAGCTTTAATTAGAGGTGGCTTAACAGCTGGGTTATCCACCGGGGTGATGGAAGGTGTTAATGCCTTTACAAACGAAATACCCGGCTTTAGCAGCTTAAAGTCAGAGTACGGAGACGCTGGTGCAGCCGCACAACGTGCTATTAATGCTGGCCTTGCCGCTGGTGTTCTGGGTCAAAATGTTGGCGACACTGTAACGCAGTCTTTGCTTGGAAGCCTTGCAAAAGAGGCCGGTTCTTATATTAATAACGGCATAAAAGATTTAAGTAGTTCTTTGCGTTCTTCCTATGATGAAACATCTACCGCAGGGCAGGCATTAGACAATAACATTGCCCACCAAAACAACATTGCTGAGCAATATAACGCCAAGCTTGCAGAGGCTCAGGCACAACAATCAGAACTTCAATCGGCCTACAATCAATATCAAACAAACTTTGATCAATATAACAAATACAACGACCAACTTAATTTAGCGCAGACGGATTTTGAAACTTGGTATAACGGTCAACCTCAAGTGGCTAAACAGTATGTGGACAGCGAAACCGGCCTTGCTGGAACCCTCTACCAACCGGAATGGATGCACATAGGCCGGGGGCGTTGGATGAGCGCTGCCACAGGCGAGATAACGACTTGGAACGACGTTCTGCTAAGACTCCAAAGTGCAGCTAATCACCACGCAGCAGAAGCTACTAAATATGCAGATATAGTTAATAACGGATCGCCCGCTCTTGAAGCAAATAAAACTGGCCTTGCTCAACTTGAGTCTACGTTAAATTCTGCAAAATCACAATACACAGGGTTAGAAAGTGCATTCCTAAACAAAAAGGCTGCGCTAGACGCAACTGTTGCAAATTACCAAACGCAAGAAGAAAAGAATGCCCAAATCATTAAGCAGGCATTTGATGATAAGTTAGCTGCTCAAAAAATGGCAGAGGCAAAAGTTGTTCCAGAGCCAGCACCGACACCGGAGCCAGAACCAACACCAGAGCCAACACCCGCTACCAAAGATGTGGTTCAACAACTACAAGATGCAGGCCTAACTACCAAAGAAACTCAAATTGAAGCGCCCCCTATTCAAGACACCACAGGCTTAGATGAGGGGCCAACTATTCCGGTGAATGAAGCGCCAACACCTGATGTTGTTGATCAGCTATTAAATTCCGGAACGCCAAGTCCAGACGAAGACTTTGTACCCACAATACCGCCATCTAGCGGTAATTCTGAAAGCGTGTTTGACCCAACGTTTGGTGGTACTTTACCAACTAGCCCAGAAGAAACAGACTGGAATGCTTTGTACAACACGGGCTTGTCTGCAGAAGAAATTGCCAAGCGTGAAGCTTTACTTGCATCGTTGCCCGGCCAAGAAATGCAGGTAACGCCAGACAACTGGGATTCGTACAACAAAAATCTGACAGATATTATTGAGAATAAAGGCGGGTATACCTCTCAATGGCAGACTGTTGGCAATGACCGGGTGATGGTTAACGATGACGGTACGGGTATTGGCACAAATGAAAATGGCGATTCTTATGCTTTAAGCCGAGAAGAAGTTAGCTCCATGATTAAAAATGGGCTACTTAATACCGCCGATTCTGGTTATGTTGCCGCTACTGGTGGGACTGGAAATACACCCGGAGGAAGCGGCCCAGCGCCTACTACCCCACCAAGTACCGTCGCCCCGCCAAGTACCGTTACCCCTCCAAAAACTGTTACTCCTACCAAACCCGGTACAACAACCACGGGCGGTTCAGGAACTACTGGGACACTGCCAATCGGAACGGCAGCGGGGACCGCTTTGTTTGGACTGGGGCAACCAACATCAAATGCAGATTTGTTAAATCTTTTAAGTAGCAAAGATCAGCTTGCTAATATAAAATCGTTTAAAGAACTTTTTGGTGAAGGCTTGTTTGGGGATAGTTATGTACCACCGTCAGCGGGTGGACCGCAAGCTGATGCAGATTATGGTAGCAGGGATGACTCAGGTACGGCTTCGCAAAACGAAGGTGAAGAACAACTTTTTACAGGTGGACACGTAGATGACTTTGACGTTGATGCCTTACTGCGAATTTTAAGGGGCTAATATGGATTTTTACGAAAATGACGGCACTGTCTCTAGTGACGATTTCAATTTATTTTCTGGCTATACCAACCCTGTTTATTACGAAAACGATGGCACGTCTTCTACGTCTACAGAGCCTGTTTATTACGAAAACGATGGTACTGGCACTACTGCCAGTGGTGGCTTCAACAATCCTAACGTAGGTAATATCTATTACGAGAACGACGGCACAGCCAGTACAGACACAGGAGCTGGAGGCGTTGGCGCTGGTAATATGAGTGCATCGGCAGCGGAAGCTATTAAACTTATTAACGCGGATAGCAGCGGTTTACTTAGAAAGCTGTTTGTTGACGATAAAGGCAATCTAAATTTAAAAACCCTTGCTGGAATTGCTGGCGGTTTGGCTGGCGGGCTTGGCGCACTTAGCCCCAACAAGCAAAAGTCTGGATACCAAGGCAGCATCCCCAAGTACGACGCGGTGCGCAATATGGTCACTGCTCCCCCAACAAGAGCGCAGGGGTATCGCCCCGGCCAAGGCGGCATTAACTACGGTGGCGACGTTTCGTTTGTACCAAGGGGTTCAGCCCCAGTTGCACCAGAAGTTAAAGCCGCGCACGGTGGATTGATGGAGTTAGCCAAAGGTCGTTACCTACAAGGAGAGACTGATGGTATGGCCGACAAGATTCCTGCCCAGATTGGCGAAGATCAACCCGCAGCACTTAGCCATGGTGAGTTTGTTATCCCTGCGGATGTTGTGTCTCATTTAGGCAACGGTAACTCTGATGCTGGGGCCAAGAAGCTGTACAGCATGATGGACAAGATTCGCCAAGCCCGTACAGGCACAAAAGAACAAGGCAAGAGAATTAACCCTGACAAGTTTATGCCCGGTGGTTTGGCCAGTGCTTATGCTGCTGGCGGTGAAGTTAAAAAGTTTGCCGGAGAAACTGGAAGTGCGGTATCCGGGCTTGGCACTGCGGCTGCAGCGGGTGTTACTGGTTCAGAAACTGCCCCTAATACATTTGCTGGTGAGTACATAGCGAACATGCTGGGCAAAGGTCAGGCACTGGCCAATGCGCCATACCAACAGTACATGGGTCCTTTGACTGCTGGCGAGTCTGGCTTGCAGAGTAAAGTGTTTGGTGGTTTGCAAAGCATGAACTTTCCCGGTAATCTGGGGGCAAGTTTTAGTTCGGCTGGCGCATACCCAGCGCCGCAAATGAATATGGGGGCTTACCAACAGCAGCCTATTGGTACTGGACAGGGAGCGCCAATCTCCCGAGACGCTATAGGCATGCCTCAATATGGGGAGTTTCCAACACCCGGCGCTACTACTAGCCCACAACCAAACCCAGCAGGCGGTATCCAACAGCCCCAAGGCATTGCAGCGCAGTACATGAACCCGTACTTGCAGTCTGTTTTGCAGCCTCAGATGGAAGAGATGCGTCGTCAGGCTCAGATTAACAACTTGGCTGGTCTGGGTGCGTTTACTAAGTCAGGCGCGTTTGGTGGTGGCCGTCAAGCCATCATGGAATCTGAAGGGGCCCGCAACTTGTTGGCAGAGCAAAACAAAACAATTGGCGCTGGTTACTCAAATGCGTTTGATAAGGCTATGGGTCAGTTCAATACCGAGCAGGCTAGAGATTTGGGCTTGGCTAAATTCATGTCAGATCAAGGCGGACAGCAACGCAACATTGAAGCTGAAGGTATTGCCGCAGACAAGGCCGCATTTGAGCAGGCTCGTGAGAACCCCTATAAGATGGTTCAGTATCAGCAATCTTTGCTGCAAGGCATGCCAATTTCTGCAACCAATATTAATATGGCAACGCCTAGTACCCTTCAAGAAATTTTAAGCGGTATTGGTGGTGGCATTAAGATGGTTGGTAACAATCCCAGCAATGTTTCACTGCAATCTGTTACCGATCTGTTGGGTAATTTAGGCTTGGGCAAATAAGGAATTAATATGTACGGCGGAATAAACCAACTTGTAGATACATATAAGGGTAATCCCCAACCTTTGGCAGCAAGCGTGCAAAAGGCTCAGCAAAACCAACCGCCGGGTAAAATCCCCGCTGACTTAGAAGAAGCATTGGCACTTCAAAAAATTACTGAGTTGCGCAACAGCGCACAGAGTCAGCAAGCCATGCAAGCAGGTGGCGCTCAACCGTCTGTTGTAGAAAAACTACGTCAAATGTTAGGTGGTATGCAGCAGCAAGCACAGATGGCTCAAGCCCCTCAACAAATGGCTCAAGGAGAACCCGTCATGGCAGCTCGTGGTGGCAGTATTGACCAGCTCATGTCTAACCTTGGCCGTTACTATGCAGGTGGTGGCATCATTGCGTTTAATGGCGAAGATGAAAGTAAAGTAAAAGATCCAAACGAAGACAAGCGTTCGTTGTTGGAGAAATTTTTCTACTCAAATACCACCCCTGCGGAACAGCGACGTATGGCAGCGCTTCAAGCTATCGCTGCTGCAAAAGAAGCGCCTACGCAACAAGAACCTTTAACACCCCAACAAATGGAAGCAAATGTTAAAGCTGCGACACAAGAACCTGTAAAACCAAAAGAAAACATGGGGACTTTTTTAGAGAAATTTTTCTATTCAAATATTACCCCCGCAGAACAGCGTCGTAGGGAAGCACTTCAAGCCGCTGCCGAAACGCGCAGATCCGCTCCTGTTGATGGATTCCCACAACAATCCAATCGTGCCGCACTTAACGCAGCCGACGCTACTTTGCGTAGTCAACCCGGTACTGCTAACGCACCAGCCCCAGCCTTAACCCCAGCGCCGTCTGCACCGAGACCAAGTGGTATAAACACCGCACCTGCTGCAGCAGCGCTTGATCCTGAAAGCTTGCGCGGACTTACTGAAGCCTACCTCAAGGGTGAGTTTAAGTTAAGCCCAGAAGCAGAGCGCGATAAAACTGTTGATTTTACTAAAAAGACTCTGGGGCTTGACGCATTACTGGCTGAAAAAGAACGCCGTGCTAATGAGCGTGAGGCACTGATTAAGCGGGCCCAAGGAGAGCGCATGCCGGATTGGGTTGAAGCGCTATCTGCTGCTGGCAGGCCAGTTCGTGGCGGTCTTGGTTCACTGTTAGGCCAGATGGGTAATGCAGCTCAAGCTACTCGTGAAGCTTATGCGAATCAAGATCTTGCATATCAGAAAGAATTGGCCCAACTGCGCGACGTTATTACGAATGCCAAAATCGACGGTAACAAAGAGCTGGTTAAACAAGGTATGGCCGCATACAAAGAAGTTAATGATCGTCGCACCGCTGCAGCCACCAACGCGACTAGCTTGGTGCGGACTGATGAGCTGACAGAGCAACGTAAAGATGAAGCTAAAGCTCGCTTGGCTGCGCTTGCCGGTCGTGGGGCTGGTGCTGGTGATAAACAACAGTTGAATGAACTCAAAGCGTTGCAAACTTCTAAGACCAATCAGCTTAAAACCGCTTACGGTTCCGACAAAAAACGCCTGCAAAATGAATTGGCCATTATTGAAGCTGAGATTGCAAAAATGGCTGGTATTAGTACAATGGCAGCAGCCCCCGGCGCAGGAAGCCCCGGCGGAACCAAACCCGGCTGGGGGAAAGCCTCAGTTGAAAAATAGAGAGTAATCATGCCAATCTACCGCATCACGGCCCCCAACGGACAAACCTATCGAATTGAAGGCCCACCCGGGGCAACTGATGCGGAAGTAGCTGATGCAGTGATGGCGCAGTACCCTGAATCGGGGCAAACCACAAAACAATCCACGATTGGCAGTGAGCTGGTTGGTGGGGCTAAACGGGTAATATCTTCTGGGCGTACTGGCCTTGGAAGTATTTTTACTCCTGAAGAGTCAGCCAAGGCTGGCGTTGCCCGTAGTGAAGAGATTGGTAAAGAAGCCGGAGAAGGCGCATCGTTTGAAGCCCTAAAGAAAGCTTACGAAAGAGAAGGTCTGCTAGGCGCAGCCAAAGAACTCCCATCACAAGCCTCCCGAGCATTAGCTGGGCAAGCCGCTAATTTAGCAGCTATGGCTGGCGGAGCGCGTTTGGGTGCAATGGCTGGCGCTCCCCTTGGCCCTGCGGGCGTAATTGGCGGTGGAATACTGGGCGCTGGCGCTACGCTTCTGCCACAGTTCATGGGGTCCAATGTTGAGCGTCAAGCTGCCGAGCAAATGGAAGCCGGTAAAGATGTATCTATTGACCGCACAAAAGCATACACAGGTGCTGCAGCGCAAGCCGCATTAGAAAGTGCCGGTACAGCGTTCACTTTAGGTAAACGAGTTGTTAAAGGTGTTTTAGGTGTTGCGGATGACGCTGCTATCCAGTCTGCCAAAGCACAAGCCGAGTTGGTCAAAGCCGCTGAGCGTTCGTTAGCTGCCTCCGCAGGGCGTGGCGCTGCTCGTGGCCTAGTTGAAATACCGGTTGAGATTAGCCAACAGATTGTCGAACGATACCAAGCCGGGCTAGACTTAACGTCACCAGAAGCGCTTAAAGAATACGGTGAGTCTGCCTATCAAGCCACTTTGATTGGTACGCCACTTGGTGGTGCTGGTGGGGCTATGGGACGTAGCCGAGCTCGCGTACAACTAGAGCAACAGAACGCTGCAGAAGCACGAGCAGAACAAGAACGCATTGCCGGTCGTGGCGCACAGCTACCACCCGAAGCGCCAGCAGGTACGCAAGGTGCCTTGTTTACCGAAGAGGAAATGGGTAAGCGTGTACCCGCCCCTAAAGAAGCGCCAATTACCCAGCCTGCGGCCACAACGCCCCGAGGTGAACAACTTGGTCTTGGCTTAGATTTCCAACGCGACTACGCAGACATTGTTAAAGAGCGCGAAGCACTCAAACTACAGCCACAAACTCCAGAAGTCAAAGCCCGTGTTGCAGAATTAAACAATATGGTCTTGGGCCTGCACGAGCAGGAAGTTGCCGCTATCCGTGCGGAAAAACAAGTGGATGCAGAAACTCGGGATATGTTCCCCGGCTTAGCAGCAGAACCTGCGCAGCAAGGGTTGTTCCCCGAACTTGACGTAGTTCGTCCGGATACTGCAATACCAGAACCTATCAGACGCCTGACGCTTAGCCAAGAAGAAGCCCGCCGTAGACTAGAAGTTACTGATGCCCAAGCCGCAGCTGATGCCGCTCAAAAAGAACAAGAACGCAAGGGTGGCCAGTATCGGTTGCCACTGCGTAACATACCTGAAGATAGAAACGTTAGACGCGACCTGCCTATTCCTGCACGTCCTACTGAAATTACCATGCAGGACTTGGAAGACATTGGCGTTCCTATGCGCACTTCCAAACGATGGATGGAGCAAAACGTACTTGGCAAAACCCCTGCAGAAATCCAAGTGCTTGTTGGCAATAACCCAGACTTGCTGTTGGGTACAGGCTCACGCGCTCAGATATTGAAATACTTGACTGCGCCCGTACCTGAAGGTTTTAAGGAGGAACCCCGTGTCACGACCCCTACCAAGACGAATCTGCCTAAGCCAAGACCTCAGCCCGGAAGAGGTGAGCCAAGCGTGGGAGTATCTGGTGAACCTACCAGCCCCGAACTTCTACAACCCAGACCCGGAGTACCCACCGCCACCGGAGCACTTGCAACACCTGACGGACTCGGACTGGCACCTACTGGACAGCCTATTAGCGCGGGAGCTCCAGCTGCGAGAGCGGCTCAGCCTTCACTAAATGCACCTGTTACTCCTACTCCTGTTGCTGCTCCTGTTGCCCCTGCCGTACCTACTGCGAAACCAGCGGTGGCTGCTAAGCCAACTCCTAAAGCTACCCCTGCCAAAGCGCCTCAAGCACCGGCTCCTGCTATCACTCCTGAAGCTGTAGAAACTGAAACTGCCGAGGAAGAAGCCGCCCGCAAACGGGAAGCTGAAGACTTCAAACGCCGGTTAGAAGCGCTAGAAAAGAAAGTTGAGAAGCCTGCGTTAAAGGCCGAGACCCCTGCCCCTGCATCAAAGGCTGAGAAACCTGCCGCAAAAGAGATCCCAGAGAAGTTGCGTGAGCCTGTCGGTACATCCGAGTTTGGTATGGAAGAAGGCGAAAAGGAAATCGTACGCGGACCACAAGGCATGCTGTTCCCCATGTCCAAGCGTGAGGAGATTGAGTACGCTGAGCGCAAAGAAACCAAAGCTGAGGAAGCCCCTGCAGAAGAAGCGCCCACCAAAGATGAACGCCAAGCTGAGTTGGACTTTACCGGACTTCCCAAATGGGCTACTAAGTACGACAGCCCCACGTCCACTACGATTTACGCTGATGATGATACGGCCTTAGTGCGTGAACACAATACATTAGGTCAATATGTGTATGTAGGACGGGCTAAAAATGGCGACAAAACCAGAGTGGACATCGAAAGATACACAGGCAAGTTGTTTACTGACGAACAAAAAGCTAAGCTAATCGACGAACGCGCCAAAGCAATATTTGCAGAGAGTAAAAAGTTTGCTAAGAACCCAGATGGCCCGTTCACTGGCGCAAAAACTAACGTTGCTAAGTCTGACTCTGTAGACCAGCGGTATGCTGACTATCTACATGGTTTGATGCAAGAGCTTGGCCTCGGTAATGTGCGCATATTTTTGGTCAACCCTGAGGATATGGCAGCGCCCAATGCCGTTGAGAAATACAAACTGTATAAAGACTACGCATCCGTAAAAACAGCGGGTCAGGACGCCGGTGAAGAAGGGTCAAAGCGTACCTACGGCCCTGAAAGACGTGATTTCTACATTTCGTTTATTCCCGGCATGTCAGAGAACAAAACTCTGGAAGTAATTTCGCACGAGCTTGGTCATGCAATTCAAAACATTGCGTATGACAATGCGCCACAAGAAACGAAAGACGCTATCAAAACGGAGTACGAACAGTGGCTGGCATCAACTAAAGGTAAAACAGGCCGCGAACTAATCCAAATGCTGCGCAACCGCGAAACTGCGGATACTCAAATGCTGTCGGTACGAGAGAATCAACCAGCATCAGAATTGCGTCCGTACTGGACAAGCTTCAACGAATGGTTTGCAGATAACGTATCTCGTTGGGCATCTACCAACGAAAAGCCATTGAGTGTTACTGAGAAGTTCTTCTCCAAAGTTGCACAAATGATGCGCGATCTGGTCGCTGTCGTGACTGGTCGTAAATACCCGCCAGCAAAAACAGTTGCCGACTTCTTAAACAAGATGGGTCCTGACGACGCTAAGCTGTGGTTGACCGGTAAAGACGATGTGGTTCAACCATCGACTCGTGCTGAGTTTTCAATCAACCCATCTACGGAAGCACTGATTGACTCTATGGGTCCGCTTGACCGCGATGCGAAGTCTACGCTAACTAAGTGGGTTGACCAAGCTAAGAGCGAGCCGGACATTGGCTACGTGACTAAGTTCCGTACGCAAGTTACCGACACTGCTGCAACTATTGAAAAGCGTTTGAGTGATAAGTTTGACGGCGCTGTGCGCGACTCTATGGGTAACCTAAACCCAATGGGTCTGTACCGCCAAGCGCAAGACTACACCAAGATGCTGTTGGAGTATTTTCAAACTGGCACTCTATACAAAGAACCTGCTACGGGGCTGTGGAAGTCTGGTGTTGGTACAGGTGTACGCCCACCCGCAGAAGTCTATGCATTGCTTGACAAGTACGCAGAAAAGAACGGCTACAGCCGTGACCGTGCCACACAGATTGCCAGTCGGGTACTTGAAGGTGTGCGTCTAAATGAAATGCGTGCATCCAATAAATCAGGGCTTACCAACTTTAGACTGCATCTGAATGATGCCCAGATCGACCAGTTACTGAAGGAATACAACGCTGATCCGGACCTAAAAGAAATGAGCAAGCTCATGGACGAGGCCCGTATTGCAATGGTCAACAACTTGGTCAAAGTTGGTCGTCTGTCCGCAGAGCAGGGCAAAGAATGGCGAGAAGTCGTTGGCTACGTTCCGTTTGACCGCATTGAAGACTTTGCAACCAAGTACTCATCGGCTAAGAAAATTAGCGGTAAGGGTATCTCCCAACTTGGTAAGCTGCCAGAGTTGATTGGCTCTGATGTACGTCCGGTGGGCAATGTGTTCGATAACTACATAAACACACTAGGTTGGATGGTCGGTCAGACCATGAAGACTGATGCCACCGTGCAGACACTAAAGAGTTTGCAAGACCTTGGCTTTGCAAAGAAACTGGGCAACACCTCTCAGGGTAATCCCAACGTAGTCAGCGGGTATGTCGATGGCGAACTGAACTATTGGTCGGTGCCAAGCAAATACGACGTATTAGCATTCAAAGATTTGAACCCACCTAAAGCCGGTTGGCTTCGTGCAATGGGCGCGTTCTCCAACGTGCTACGTAAAACCGTTACTATCCTGCCACCATTTGCGTTGAAGCAGGTAACAGACGACGTTCAACGTGCCATCCTCACATCGGGTGTGCGTAACCCCGGCGCTTTGATCTGGATGTCTTTGACTAACTTCCCCAAGTTGGCATTGGCAGAACTGCGGGGTATCCAGCATCCAATAGTCAAGGACTTTGGCCGTCTTGGTTTGACCGGTGAGTACGACTTTGAAGCCGGAAAACCTGCGTCGTCTTTACTGAAAGATCTTGGTTATAAAAAACGCGGTAAGTTTGAGGAGTTGGTACACCGTTTAGATGGCATTACACGCGCTTCTGACTTGGCAGTTCGTAAGGCTATCTACGACCAGACCCTAAAAGAAACCCAAGGCAATGAATTGTTGGCGCAGACCCGTGCCCGTGAGTTCATTAACTTCCGCCGCCGTGGGGCAAATGATTTCGTAGGTGCAATGGTTACAACCATCCCGTTCTTCAACGCTTACATTCAAGGTATGGATGTGCTGTACCGTGCGGCATCTGGCAAGGACTCAAGTTCTTCTGTTGATCGTGCGCAAGCTCGCCAACTGTTCTGGAGCCGTGCTTCAACAGTCATGATGCTCAGTTCTCTGTATGCGTTAGGTATGGACGATGAGGACGAAGACTACAAAGAGATGGACTTGCGTACACGGGACAGCAACTGGATTCTCCCGGGTGGCTACAAGCTTCCTGTGCCGGGGGAACTGGGCGCAATCTTCAAAGTTATCCCCGAACGCATTGTGGAGTACATGAAGCGCCAAGGTACACCAGAAGAACAAACTGCATTTGAAGCGATGCGTACGACGCTTGCATACATGTACGAACAGTATCTAGGCCGTGCAGTGCCAGTGCCGCAGGCTATCAAACCAGTGCTGGAAGCATGGGCTAACAAGTCATTCTTGACTGGCAGGGACTTGGAAGGCTACCACCACAGGGCTATGGACCCAAGCATGCGTATGACTGAGCAAACTTCTGAGTTGGCAAAAGCTATTTCTAAGTTCAGCCGCGATCAGATTGGTGTTGAAGTTTCCCCAATCATGATTGACAACGCTATGCGTGGGTACTTTGGCTCGACTGCCGCCATTACAACAATGGTTACGGACAGCTTGCTAAACCCAACGCGAGTTGATCGCCCACTGCACAAATACGCATTGCTTAGTAACTACATGTACGACCCAGTTGGCACACGCCGTATGACTGAGTTCTACGAAGAACGCGAAAAAGTTGGCAAGGCTAACACCACGCTAAACGAGTTGATGAAGACTGACTTAGACCGCGCTGAGAAGTATGCGGAAGCCCATGCAGATGAGTTGCAGTTGGAAGGTTTAATTAACTCTACGCTTGAACAACTGGAGCGCACCCGTGCTTACCGCAAGTGGCTTAACAGCGCTGAAGGCGCTGCGGACATGAGCAAAGAAGATCGTGAAGCCGAGCTAAAAGAACTTAAGCAGGCGGAGTTGGAATACGTACAGTGGGTGCGTGAGGCCAAGACTGAGCTACGCAAGGCTCAGTAAACCCGCCAGACTCGAGCGCCATACCTCCCGTATTCACAGCGGGAGCGTACTTCAAATCTAAACTTAAGAAATCTAGATGCGGGAGCAAGCGCGGCTCGCACCTGTACGGGCGTTGCGGTAGTCGGCAAGAAGAACGAACTGCCAACCAACAGTTTCTCCCACTGCATAAAGTACTCCACCCCGCAAAGGGTGAGTACTCTCAGGTTATCCGCCAGCTTTGGTACAGGCTTAGGTACTGGCTTCGGCTTAGATTGCGTCTTGGCCTTGCGTGAACGCCGTTTCGTCGATGCCAATTACGTCTCCATCAAAGATGTAGCAGCGCACTGCGATACCGCTAAGACCGCCCACAGCACCTGCGCCGATACGGGTTGGGTGTGACTTGCCGTCATACTTTAGATACTTTGCCTCGGTTAGTTTAGCCAGACTTTCTCTGACGTCCACTTGACGCGCTGTAAAAAACTTGCGGAACTCTGCCACTGGTATAGCCAAGGTCCGAGTCTCGGGGTCATAACGCATAACCAGTTTCCCTTTTGGCATTAGCGCCGGTCTTTCGGGCAGACCACCCTTGGGGCTATATGCCGCTACCATCGCATTGTTGACGTTCTCGTTGATGAAGGCACCAAGTGTCTCTTGTGCAACGGTCAGAGAGTTGCCGATGTTGGACTGATTTGCGATACGTGCATCACCCACTACACCCAGTGCGTACTGATAGATGCGTGGGATTTCAATGTCAAGCAAACCCAATTTTTGAGCAATCAAAGCGCCAACGAACGCGCATGTCAATAAGCAAGAATAGAAACGGTCTGTCTGGTCTAAGCCCAACGCCTTGTCCACCTTGGCTTGCATGTTGGTCAGCAGTGTCTGAACCTTCTCAGGGTTGTCAATGATGTACTGGATGTAGATCGGTCCCGCCACTCCGTAGTTAGTGCTAAGCTTACTGAACACAGCGTCAATCTCAGCCTTGGTCGCGCCGGTATACGCATGGAACGGAACCTCCAAAACCCGACGAAGCTCCCCATCTGCCGTACTCTTGACACTCTGCAACATATCCACAACTGACGCATTGCCCGAAGTAAGTGTGAAGTTGCACCACGTTGTGTTGTTGATACGCAACTTGTTAGCCTGATTTTCCATACGGTGCTTGCCTCGCCCTGAGGTGAACCCATAAGCGTAGTCAGACAGCACTTCGTGCTTCTCGTTGGTGATTTCGTCAACCGTAAACACAATGCTGTTCATCATGCCAAGCATGTGCATCTTTGATGCGTAGGTGTCTTCCTTCTTCATCAGCAACGTGTCTGGATTGCCGAAGATAGAGTTAGCCACCATCTGCGCCGTTGACTTGCCAGAGCCTGAGCCGTTGTGTTTCAGGTGAATCTGTGCGCCCTTCACGTTCTGCTTGGGGCCAATGAACTTCAATAAGGGTGAACCAAAACCAAAGAACAAAGCCAGTGCGTGTGTCTCAAGACCGGGACGGTTGTAGAAGTTAACGATTGATTTCCATTCCTCCAACGTGCCAGTTGGTTTGAATTGTTCCGCTAGTGCCCGTGTGCCACTAGAAGGGGGCGCTAGCTTAGTGCCTGCCGCTGTGTATTCCAGCTCACCCACGACGAAGCCAAGCCCGTCAGGTGTCCATCCCATTTGGCTACGTGTTTTGTTCGCAGCGTACTGCGATTGCAGCTTGCGTAATGTCGAAGCAAAATATGCCATGATTGCGTCCAAGTGTTTTCCGTAAGCGACCACACCGTTTTTAATCAGTAAGTCGCGCATTTTGTCTTTAGTGAACAGTGTAGTCACTGGGGCATAGAACCTGCGAATACCGTCTTGCTTCATGTGCAAGTTCAGCCCCACCATCTCGCCTTCGCCGTTGCCGTACTGATCCGAGTCAAAGAACCGTTCTGTTAGGTATAGGTCGTACGGATAGATTTCAACGTCTTTCTCCTCACCATCGGGGGTACGTTCTTTCTTGAACACACCACCTGCCGCACCGCGAAAGTATGGGTACGGGTATGCAGGAATTGACGTTGTGAGTGCCGGTGCCGATTCATCTTCAGGCGTTTCAATGATGTACTGGTCGTCTTCAACAACAGCCGCTTCAACAAACTTACCCAACAGAATTGGAGTAGAAATCTTTTGTGGGCATTCTGCGCATAGGGATGGGTTGTTGTCCCGATACCACTCGCAGGTGTATGGGCCTTTAGTCTCAGCCGCTTTAGTTTCAGTTGCTACCGCATCGTAATCAGGATGCCGTTTAGACATCGTATGGATAGCCGTAGCACCATCTTCACAGCGTACAGCGATAGACAGCGCAGCCCTCCACAACGGTTCTTCTAAAGATGCGGCTTGCTCGATGGCGTGTTTCATCTGTGCGCAACCGTTACCGTTAACGCTACGTATCGCAATGCGCTTGAACGAACACTTGGGATACTCGCCACCAAGATCTTTGGACGTCTCGTCCATACCAAACTGTTTAGCCGCGCTCAAGTCCATTGCCGGTGCAGGTAATGGCTCAGTAAACTCAGCAAGGGATACAGGCGTACCCATTGCAATAATCTGTACAGGTCTCGGGGTTTCGTTTTTAAAGTTATGTGTGCCGGGTATGCGTAAGATACGCGCGGCATCGGCAGTTACCGCAGGGTCAGCAAATAGTTTCTTCTGAGCGCACAAGCGCTTCAGGGATTTCGCGTGTCGCACCCACTCGGATGCAGGCACGTCTTCAGTCAAGGGCCAGTAGACATGGAGTCCACCACCTGAGTTAACAAGCGTTGGGCTTGGGAGTTGTGTATCAGCAATGAATATGGATAGTGCTTGGGCAGCGGCGGCTTGGTCAGCGTAGGGCTTACCAGTTCCACAGTCTAAGTCTAAAAAGAACGCCCGTAGGAAAGCGGCGTTATCAACCTTTCGACCTGAGTCGTCGTTGAATGTGGCGAGTGCGAAGTACGCATCTACGCCTTGAGAATCCATACCCGAGCCGACAGCCTCCACGTCTTCAATCGTTTGTTGGAACGACTGTTTGACGGCACCTGACCGAATACCAACAGTGCAATAGATGCCCTGCGTAGGTAAAACGGAGTTGAGAAAGTCAGTCACAGAACCTCACTGGGTTGAGGGGGGAAAAAATAGGGGCAACAGTGCTACCTGTTACCCCCGAGGGTTACTTACGTTTTAAAAGACGTGCAATAACTTTAGGCATTGCTGCCTGATGGCGGGCGCGCGGCACCGATTTACCAGTCAGCCAGTTGTACACAGTCGCACGAGTCACGCCAAACATCTGCGCAAGCTCGGTAATGGGTGTACCTTTGTTGATGCAAACATCCGCCAACTGCATAACAATCGGCTTCTGATCTGCATCTTCAACCTTCTGAATGAAAAGGGTGTAGTGCCCCCGCAATCTATTACGCATCTTCGTCAGTAGCCCAGTCGCTCAAAATATCAGATACGTCCTTAGGAGCCGGTGCGTCCGCTTTAGGCTTGGCAGGGCTACGCTTGACAGGCTCCGCCACGACTTCCGCTTTAGCGGCAGGCTCTTCCTTAAACGCTTGTGGTAACGCAGGCATGCCTTCAGCTTTAGATGGAACCATCTTCAACTCGATTGCTTGACGAGCGTCTTCTGTCTGGCTCTGTGCTTTACCCAGTTCCCACTCTTCTTTCGTCAAGGGGCGTACAGCACGGAACTTCAACACTGGCACTGCTTCGGCTGTGTCGAAGCGAGCTTCGGTCACGATGCCTGTAATCGGGATACCATGTCCTGACAAGAACTTACCAAACGCTTGCAAAGGCATCTTCTCGCCTTCAGCACGACCAAAGTATGACTTGGCAGGGACAGACAAGCGGTAAATGTTGCCGCCAATATCGTTCTCCAAAGCCACAGCCAAACGCTTGCTGTAACGGCAGGCACGAGCCTTACCATCGCCAGAGCCTTCGATGTTCTGAGGGCAGGTAGCGCAGGACTTGCTTTGTGGGTTTGTCACTTCTTCGTTGGGCACTACGCCTTCGGCAGACCAGCAGGCAGGTTTAATGTCTTTGCCTTCTTCGTATTTGTCTGCGTAGAACGTACGTGTCACACCTTTGCCAGATGCAATAACCACGAAGTTCATGGCACGGTCTTCGTTCTTGGCAACTTCTTCGCCGCCTACGACCATGCGCCACACGCCGCCTTTGATTGAGATTTGCTTACCGCCAGAGCTACCTGCAATGTCACGGGTAGTAGCGTCTGAAGCTTCACGTAAATAGTCAGGGATAACGGAACCGGATTTGAAAAGTGTCATGTTACTCATTTTGATTTCCTTAATGGGAGGTTACTTAGATGAACGGCGAACCGTGATCGAGTATTTCGACTCGATATTCACACCTGCGGGCATTTTGTCTGGGTTCTCTTGGACGAACTGTGCGAAGTTACCTTGCGCAATCCGGCGTTCGAGAAGGTCAGGGGCATCATGCTCACGGATGAATTTGTACATACTGTCCCAGTCACTGGTCCAGTAGCGTGTTTTGACTGCTCGTGTAAACGAGCCATGTTGTGTTTTGCCACCATCTTGGCCGGTGGTCTTGCAGATTTCTAAAAGCTCTTGCTCGACGACAGAAAGTTGCTGATCGAGTGCGGCAATCTCTTCTTCCATCTGGCGCTTCTTCATGTCTTTGGCGTCACGTATTTTGATATACACATTGACTAACTGGCTTGCATCCATACGATACCTTTTGATTTACGTTGAACTTGGGTGGGGGTACTAGCCGCTCGTCCGCAAGAAAATATTGCGCGACGTTCCCCCCGTTTTTTAGAAATTATACACTGTCAAATTTCAGTGTCAAGCTCTTGTTTGTATAAATCAACTAAACTTTGATGTAAATCTATTTTATTTTGCAGCATGGTGTACATGCGCCGCTCGACTGGACTGCCTTGCAAGTGGGTGACTGTAACTTTGTTTGTCTGCCCTGCTCGGTGTGCCCGTGAGTTAGCTTGCAAATATATTTCTGTGGAGCTTACTGGACCCCACCACACTACTTGGTCTGCACGAGTTAGCGTAATGCCGTGAGCCGTAGCCTGCGGTACTAGCAGTAGTATGCGTGGGTCGTCTTCCGTTTGGAATTGTTTGATGATGTCTGCTCGGCGTGTAGAAGCAACGCCGCCATGAATTGTCTGCACTGTATATCCTTCTTTGAGCAGAGCATTCTCCACCATCTCAAGCGTATGTCGATATGGGATAAACACCAATACTTTGTGGTCGGTTTGCTCAATCACATTGAGCAGTTCACTCATGCGATTGTTTACGTCAAACTCAACAACGCCCCCATCATCCGTATATACCGCACCTTGTGCAACTTGCAAAAGTTTGTTAAGCATTGCTGCCGCATTTACCGCCGTGATTTCTGAGCCTGCTGCGATTGTCATCATTTGCTTCTTCAAAGCGTCATAGTACTTAGCCTGCTGAGCCGTCAAGGGGACTTCACGAGTGGAGTACAACAAGTCAGGCAAGTCCAAGCACTCAAGCTTTGTGAACCTAATGGCGGGTTGCAATACTTGGTGAACCATCTGTTGTGCGTCTTGCCTTGGCACCCACTTGTACTGCGTGAGCTTGAGCATCACCTTGTCACGGAACGCACCAAAGAATCTAGGCACTGAGTCAGGTGTCACAAGCTTAGCCAAGCCGTATGCGTCTAGAGGCGACTGCGATGCAGGCGTACCTGTCATGAGCCACAGGCGTGTAGTAGGCTTAACCAATGCGGCAAGGCACTTCCAACGGTCTGTCTGCACACTCTTAACTGCATTGGCTTCGTCGACGATGATTAGATCAAACCCACCCGCTATCAACTCTTTGTTTACAACCTTTACGCCATCGAAGTTAATGATGACGAACTCGTAGTCGCCACTGATGACCTTCTGTCTTTGTGTGCGTGAGCCTTGCGCAATCGCCACTGTGCGGTGCATGACTGTCTTAAATAAATCAGAGCGCCATGCGGTGTCCATGATGGACACTGGGCACACAACAAGCACCCGCTTGACTTTGCCTTGGTTCATGAGGTAGTCAGCCGCCCATGCCGCCGCACTTGTCTTGCCTGTGCCTGCTTCGTTAAACACAAAGCAACGTGGATGCAGAGTAAGAAACTCCGCAGTGGTGCGCTGATGGTCAAAGGGTGTAAACATTCCGGGCCACTCGTACCGACCAAGAATAGGACTAGGCACTTCACGAATACCTAGATTGCGTAGGAGTTGCACTTCGTCAAAACCCCAGTTGACTAGCACTTGGTCAATGTCACCATTGCTACCTAGCACTTTGCTCTTAGGGATGATTGAAGTAATCTGTGGTGCCTTGCGTGTATTAAACAGCAATGCCTTGTTGTCAATAATTTGCATAATAAATTTTGAATAGAAGTGACAAAAATAGCCCAGTAGCAGTGCTACTGGGCAAACCCATTACTGGGAGGAGAACCAAATCAAAACAACTTAGAAGTGGCAACCGCTAAGTGTTTTTATCTTACATTACTTTTTTCGCTCGCGCTTAGAAATTTGTGATTTCAGACCGCCATTTTTTGTACGGGCGAAGCTACGGTTTGCGTTGTCTGTGGCGGCACGGAGGTTGCTTAGACTGGAGGTACCGCCCTTGGACATAGCCTTCTTATGGTCTACATCCACATCGTCGGGTAGGGTGCCGTGAGCCTTCTCGTACGCTCGTCGTGCCTTGTGCCTCTCGGATTGAGCGGCTAGTTGTTTTGGTGTGCCCTGATAGTTTTTATACTCAGCGGCATAATTGCGTTTAGTGGCCATTGTGATTCTCACAAGTAGTAACTGGGCAGAATTTACACAGCGCAGAGCTTTTGGGGTTCCACACCCCATGCACCACAGCCGCTTCGATTGCACTAGCCCTGCCAGCCCATTTCGACAGGATTTCAGGCAACTGTTTCCGAGTGTACTCAGACTTGATAATGTCGCCAACTACAACAAACAACAGTGCCCCCTTGACGGTATTCACGTCGGGATGGTGAATCATCACCATAGCTGCCATAAGCTCTAACTGAGCGCTATCTGCATACCGGCTTGACTTACCAGTCTTATAGTCGGCTACACGTGCAACACCGTTCTCGTGGTTGATTGCAAGATAGTCGGGGATGCCTCGGAACCATACGTCTTTGTCGAAGAACCCGCAGGGGGTAAAGTCTGCGCGGATGCCAAGTTTCTCTTCGCAACGGACGTCGCCTTTGAAGTTGGCAAGGGGTTCCACGAATGGTTTGTAGTGCGCAAAACTCGCTGGAAGTGGTGTCTTATCACGGATGTATTCTTCAAATGCTTTGTGTACGGCAGTGCCGTACATGGTTGCTTCTGTGTCTTTAGATTTAAACTTTTTTAGTATCTTAACTTCGTGGTATCTGCGTGGGCAGCCTTCGTAGTCTTTGATACCTGAATAGGAATGGGCTAGCGTCATGGAAAGAACTGGGTTGATTTTTGTAACCCCGAGTGTACCAATCAACAGTCCCCATAGGAAGCCCCTACGCCTGATTCGCAGGCCAGCGGTAAAGTTTGTGCCCACTTTGGTCTCCATGACATGCACTCCTCAACGTATTTTTGTGCTTCTGTTTGTTCTTCAATTGGTGCAATACAGGCAACGGCATCATGAACTGTCAAGACGACTTTGTACTTCTTGCCGATTTTGAGCATCTGCTCCGCCACGACCTGCCTTGCCACAGCTTGACACACGTTCTCCACTACTTTTCCGCCGTAGATATACACGGGTAATCCCTTAGAGAAGTAGCGCCACTGGTCTTTGCCAGTCTTTGCGTCAGTCACTTTGGCAAGGTCTGGGTACTGGATAAACAACCCACTAGGTAGGGTTAACCCCTTGCCCGGAACCGCCTTGATTAGCCCGTGAGCGTCCACTTGCATGCCATTGCCTGTACGCAACGCAACCAACGCCTCGTCCGCTCTGCGCCATAACTCAGGTATCTTGTAGTACCCATGCCTGTATGCGTCAATGATGCGTTTTGCTTCGTCTTCGGTTGCATCAACACCCGCTTGCATCTTAAGGAACAGCTTAAGCTTGTGGTGTCCAACGCCATACCCTGCGCCAAGAATCACAACTTTGCCAACCTGTCTTTGTTGTTTGTCAATCTCTTCGGGGGGCATGTGGTATATCTTGCTCGCCATCAGCTTGTACACATCCTGAGACCTTGAGAACGCATCCACCAAGTCTTGTTGCCCCGCTAGCCAAGCCAACGTCCTAGCTTCGATCTGCGCTGAGTCGCAGTCAATCACCACGTAACCCTTGGGCGCTTTGATAGCCTTCTTGATCTTGCCTGCGTTAGTGCCGCGTGATGGTAAGTTCTGCAGGTTTACAGAATCTTGCCCAGACCACCGACCAGAGTGGGCACCATAATAACGCAGAGGTACAGGAAACTTGCCTCGAGTAGACATACCAATAAACCTCTCAGTGCGAGTTTCCTCAATAGTCGTCTTGTTTCCAAGTCGGGCTGCGACAAGCATTTGGACTCGTTCATCTGGGTGCTCCTCTAAGGCTTTAAATTCTTCGTCAGTTTTTGCAAATGCAAAGGCTAGCTTGCCAGTACGCAGGCTAACTTTCGTGGGCGGTACAACGCCGTAGTTCTCAAGCACTAAGGCAAACTTGGGGTTTGACATGAGTAACTTCTTGATGCCATCCATACCTTCGCTAAAGATTGCGTGGACATACTCGGGATCAGCGTCTTTTAACATGAAGTCCCGCACAGATTCCATCAGTGCTTCCTTGGCATCCTTCACGGCTTCCAAGTGGTCAACCAACAGCTTCTTATCAAGCTCAAGCACAGGCTCAATGAACATACGTAGAGTCATGTCAAGCAGTTTCAATTCTTGTTTAGGGAAACCCATCGCCATGTACATGTTGAACAGCTTGTACGTCAGTTCGGTATCGTTGATGCAGTACTCAGCGTAGCGAGCCAACTCCTCGGCAGAGAAGTCAGCGTAGTGTTTGCCCTTGGCATGAAGCACCTCATCGCCCTTGGCTCCGATACCCATGCGTTCAGCTTGCTTGGCTAAGCCGTGCGCCTTCTCATGAGGGAACAACGCCCGAGACATACCGAGCGTATCAAACCAAGCCATAGGGTTCACGCCATACAGCCAGTTAAGAACGGCACCATCGAACGCAGTGTTCTGTGCAACGACCATCGCATCAGACCAGTCGAATTCTTTTAGTATCCGTTCCACTTGCGGCTTGGGATACCAAACCGTTTCGCCATCGTCCACCTTGATCGCTATGCCAATCATCTCAAACTGAGGCGACCGCACATACTCCTCGGTAGGAATCTTGGTCAGGGAATACTCAGTTGAGTAGAAGCACTCAAGATCGAGCGTTACAATTTTTGGCACATGCAGTCCTTGATTACGTTTTCTAAATACTCCATATTATCCTCGCGGATAATCATCGGATGCCCACCACACTTTTGGATTGCGTCAAGGTTCTTTAGTTGCAAGGCTGTTGCCGCACCCCTACCCGCCTTGGCTTCGATAGCCACGAAGTGTCCGTTAATACAGCACAGGAAGTCAGGGACTCCACTGTTGCCGTAGCCAGTACCGATAGGCATGGCGTAGTAGATGTCATGCTTCTTCAAGATCGCTTTGATCTTGGCTTTGACTTTGGATTCCGGTGTAGCTGCCATATATTGTGCTTCTCCAAACTGATACTGAGGGCATGTGGTTGTGTGACTTAGTGGGCATCGTGTACCCATTGTGAACAATCCACCCGATTGACTGCAGGGCACGAACACCCGACACCCATACGTTTGGATGTAGCTCTGCGGGTCGAAACAACAACTTCTTACTGCAGTACTCGCGGAACTCATCCCCAAGTACTTGTTGTTTGGATGCTAAAAGTTCTTCAGCTAATTCCAAATAGCGGTGAACGAAGTCAGGACTAGTCCTAACGGCTTTACCCCAACACTTATCTGCAAGTGTCAAGGCGTTAGTCATGCGATCAGTTTCCATCTTCAACTACCTCAATGAGTTTGGCTAAGTAGTGCTGTGCCTTCTTTAGATCGTCCAAGCCGCCCTTGTCTTTCCAACGTGATACATACTTCACGATGTTGCCCTCAAGGTAGCCAAGTTCATTGGCAATAATGTAATCCCATGGTTGGATTGCTTTGTCTTTGTAGTGCGTGCCTGCAACCTGCACATCATTTGCGTTTGGTGCTAAGTCAATCATCTTGTTTCTCCTTTAATAAATCGTCATAGTACTGCTTGGGCATCGGGGCTTTCTTGTCGAGGGTCTCCCTCAACCATTCGGCACCACCAAGCTGCTTTAAAACTAGCCAATGTTTATCAGCTAAACGTACGTATCGTGCCTTTAGGGGGGCGGGGGGCTTTGGCCTTGGCATGTTCAAGTTCTCCTTCATGCTTGTTGGGTTGTCGTTTCTGTGCTCGTGTGTACGTGCCGAATTGTTTGTAGCCTAAGCCGTCTTCGCTTTTGATCGTACCGGTGCTTTGCTTGGCTTTAAAGTACGGGTCTTTTGCAAAGATACTTGGGCGTTGGACTTGTGCCAATTCTTCCCACGGGTCAAGTGCTTTTTTGCTCATTTCAACGCCCCTGCAATCTTTTGTAACTTACCCGCCTTCTCTAGTTCGGCTAGCGTAGTCATAGCAGTGGCCGCTCTCTCAAGTAACTCTACATACCTTGTTAGGTTGTTGAAGTCCGCTTGCTTTTGTACTTTTATCAATCCTTGCGCTAAATCGTCGGCTGACTTACGAACATCACCCGATGCTTTCTTGGCTGATGCTTGTAGCTGTGCTGTTGTTTCAATTAAGTCGCTGTAACTTTTCTTGAACATCTTGTTTGCTTCATCCGCAATCTTAGTTGCGGCTTCATAATCTGTTGACATATCCTTGGCTCTCCTTGTTAAATTTGTTCCTGTGTCTAGCGTTAGTTCACTTGCGGCAAACTTTGTAATTGTCGAAACCCTAAACCCTAACCCTTTGCTATCAATCACATCGGGTTGGAGTATTGCAGTGCCCGCGTATGGTTGGCTCATCGCTTCATCCCCCGTACAAATACTGCAAAGCTTGCGGCTGTGTCACCAAGGGCGTGCATCTTATCAAACTCACGCGCCACTTCTTCCAACACAAAGTTGCGTTGTGACGGAGATACATACACATCAAAGACGTATGGCTGTCCTGACTTCATTTGGTTCTCATGCTCGATACGTGCGAACTCGTCATCTTCGTCAGTGTGAATCATGTGTTCTTCTCCTTAAGTTTGGCTTCCAACATTTTGTATAGCGTGATGGGGAACATCAAGCCAACTGTTCCGTTGCCAACCCACGAATCGTGTACAAGCACTTCGGCCTGTTTGTATATCGTATTGACCTCCTCGTCCGTCAGCCAAACCCACGGGCGAACGTAGTCTTGAATGTCGTCGTCATCTTGTTTCATCTCGGTGCATCCTCATGGTTATCAGGGTTGAACTTTGGGACTCGGTTGCCCTTGTCCTTGGGGTTTGGGAATGGGGGGAAAGGCCATGTCATTCACCTAGCTCCACAAAGATTTCGTTAAGGATGGTTTTGACTTGGCTGACCATCTCAGCCTTGGATGCGGGCGCAGACATTACCATATTGATACTGGCTAGCGCCTTGTACATAGCCTGCCCCTTTAATGCGAACAGTAACTTGTCCTCATCTTCGGGGTAGGTAAACTCCAGTATGACTTTGGGGTTCATTTAGGCAAGCCGCCGAAGTACGTATGCAGTTCTCGATACAACTCGTGTGCATCGCTCAAGCTGATGTCGTCCAAGATGGTTTGTATCTTTGTACGATATGATCGTTTACCAATGATTGCGCGTTTGGCGTCTTCCAAATAGTTAGGTGATACTGCAGGAGCTTCAGAAGTTCTAAGCTTAGAAGTTTTCACAGGCTTCGCCTTCTTAGCCTTGTTTTTCAGCGTAGTAGTGGACTTAAGCGGCCTGTACTCTGCTTGGTTTGGATGCAAGCCGCCATCGCTGCCTTTACGGATGTGCCCTTGACGGAGCATCTGAGTAAGCAGAGAAGTTGTAGATGACTTTTTGTACCCCCTAGCTTCTAGCTTACGAACGTACTGCATTGTGAGTAAGCCGGGGTCGTCGCGTACGATTTCAAATGTTGCGCGGGATGTATTAGTTGTTGGTGTAAACACGGTTGTTTCCTTAGTAGGTTCAGTTGTTTCAGGTTGTTCCCAAGATTGCAATATCTTTTGCATTGCTGTTTGTAAGTCAGGCATCTTTATCATCCTCGAATAAGTTAAGTTGTCGTGGGTCAGGCATGGTGTGCGCTAGGTCTTGCACGTCACGCAGTCGCATCTCAAGCCTTTCAGAAAGAACTTTGATTAACCCCGAATGCCCATCGGCATATCGGATTAGTTCTTCGTCAGTCAGGTTGTCATAATTCATTTAAGCTCCATAAAGTTAATCAAGTTTCCGTCATCGTCAGTTGTAAACCACACGATGTTGTCAGGGGGAGGCACCATCACTCGCTTGAGATGCCCACCCACCATTGCCACGTCCCTGATGTTTGCTAGCCATTCAGGTAGGTCTTGTACTAGTCCACGAGATGCCGTCTCATGTCCATCACGCCACTGCTTCAGCGTGTAGTCACCGTTGCGTTCTTCGTATCTGCATTCGTACATATCATCCTGTTTGTTGTACCCCAGTTTGTTCTCCAGTTGGCGTTGTGCATCAGATAAACGAGTATCGGTTTCATCCATCATTTCAGTCATTAGTCCCTTCACTTTCCCCATCTGCAACCCCCCAATCAAATGCGCCAAGGATTTCGTCCACCTTGATCTTGGTCAGAGCACGAGTGCTATCTTCTTCCCGCAATTCTTTAGGTGTTACATCAGATAATACTTCTGCAAGCTTACGCGCAGCTTTCGTCAACGACGGGTCTTGTGTAATGTTCATCACATGCAACAACTCGCACAGCTCTACCGCATTGGTCACCGTTGTATCGTGGAACGTACGCTTCTTGCCATCCTCATCCACAGTCAAGCGGTCACTCAACTTACTGATAGCGTTATACAAACGAGTCCATGAGTCTTGGTTAGCCGCCGCCAGTTGTGCGTCGAGCTTCTCCTCGTACTGCTTGACCAACTCACGCTGTACCTCGCTCTCAATGTCTAACCTAAAGTCGCCGCCAGTAGGCAAGGGAGTGAACGATGTCTCCATACGGAAGCGCTGTGCTACCTTACCCCTGCTTGGGTATTCGTTGCGGTCAAACAATGTGCCAAGCTGGAACGCCGCCCCTGCTACGAGCGTGTCGTACTTGTCCAAGAACGCATCAACCAAACGATTGAACTCATCTTTGTGACGCTGCATTGTCTTTTGGTAGTCGAGCAAAGCCGCAGTGGGCAGAAGCCTTGCGCCTTGGTCATTCCATGGGAGGGTGATTTTGTAATGCTCGGCTCGAGCACGGGCTTGGAACTTAGTGATTGCGTCTAACTCTTTGCACTCAGCAAACAAGTTCTTGTACACCGATGCCGCTTTCTTGGAGCCTGACCCCTTGGCGTTAGTGACCTCGGCTTGCGTACTCTTGTCTTGCTTACGACCCGAGTAGATTGCAATGTTTAAGTCCACCATCATGGCGGAACGAGCGACACCTGCAATAGGCTTTTGTGTTTCAGTTGTGTAGTAGTTCATTTGTTTCTCCAAAAGTTATAAGGTTATAAGTTTCTGTTCAATACAATTTTCTTGGTCTCATCTTCCAACCTTGCGGCTAGCTTGATGGTGTCAATAAAGTCTTGACTAACTGGCGCTACTTGGAATAGCTCGTGCCCCACGATAGGTTTAATCGCAGGCATGTATGCGTTCTGATACCCTTGCGTCCCGTGGTTGTTGCCCACGTGGATTTCAGTTAGGTGTTCAGCAAAAGACAGCGTATCCACGATAGTCTCAAGTTGCTTGGCATCCACCAAAATGTGATGCCCATTCACAGTCATCTTAAACTTCATATTCTTCCTCTAGTTCAAATGTAATTTCGTTGCACTCGCACGAATCAATAAACGATTCCTCGCTAGTGACGTGCTCATACTCATCCCGTAGTTTGTAGTACATCTCTGACGTGAACCTTTCGCATGTCGATTTGATTTCATTCTCTAGGCTTGCGGAACTGTCTTGGTCTTCAACCAACTCACCCCATGTGTCCTTGTCTAAGCCATTGAAGATGCCGCATGGGTCAGTGTCCCACCATGATGCGTTCAAGTTGAAGTGCATGTTGTATCCACGACTATCTGTGCGTACAGATACGTAGCTACCGTCCTGTTTGCACGCTAGGTACAAGGCTTGGTACTGCTCCATGTACTGCGGGTTAGCTTCCATCCACTCATGCACGATCACATGCCCATCGAAGTTCGCGCCGTCACTTTGTGAGTACGACACTTCCCAATAGAAGTTATCAACCTTGATACCCTCTACCCGCATCTGTGATATGTAGTCTTCCTTAATCCAGTCAGCCCAATCGTCGTACACGGCGTACTCCATCCATGCGTAGTACTCTTTCTCAAAACGCTTGGGGTCAAGCTCTTTCAATTCTTGTGCAGTTACGGTTTTCAAAATGACACCTCCACAGAACGGTTAATAGACAGATAGTTATTGGCATCGCCCGTGCTATCTTCTTCAATATCGTCGGCGTCCTCGCCAAGTCGGATGAACTCGTACTGATACTCAAGCTCGTGCACCTCGCTCAAGAATCTAATGAACCGAGCCACATCAGCGTACGAGTCGTACCACTTAACCGAGGTAGCGGTAAACTGCAATACCAACACGTTGTCGTTCCACTCCCACCCGTCATTAAACTCACGCTCCCCGCCCCACGCATCAAACACATCCTTGAATGTGGTGTTCATTAAGAGTTTGAGTTTGTCGTAGTTAAGAGCGCTATGCTCACCCCCATCGGGGTAGATGAGCGCCGTCACATCTGATCTGTATCCCATGATGTTCTCCAAAAGTTATAAGGTTATAAGTTTCAAACTTCGACACGAATCGTTGTACCGAACGGCGCAACTAAGTCAGAGGTAACAGCCCACAAGGTAGGCACATTCGTGTTACCCCAATCACCTACATAACCGTCGGTAAACTGCACAATGGCTTGAGGGTTGATGTTGTTGTCACGCAAGTAGTCAAACAACACAGCGCCGTCCGTACCACCACCGCCCTTGGGTTTGAGGTCGGCTACTGCAAACTGTCCGTCCTCGAATGTCTGATGCCCTGCTACCTCGGTGTCCCAATAGATCACATGCGTCTTGGTTGGCTTAACATCGTCGATGATGGTCTTGATGTTTGACACGAACGCAGTCATCTCCTCGCCGCCGAAACACGAACCGGAAGTGTCGAAGCCGATTACCAACTCCGTCATAGTTGTGCCTATCATCGAGGGCATGTAAACGTCGTAGCTCATGAACCTACGATTAGGCTTACGCCACGAGGACTCGTCACGACCCGCGCATGTCTCGGTGATGAACTCACGCAACACTTTCTTCCAGTCGATCTTGGGTTGCAACAACTCACCGAACACACCATCCGAATCACCCGCACCCTTACCCGCCATCTTGCGACGAATGATCTCGCCTTGACGGATAGCGCGTTGGATTTCGTTAGCGCGTTCTTGCTCAGTAGCGGGGTCACCGCTTGTTGCGTTAGCCCAATCATGCTCGTCCATACCCTCACCATCACCATCACCGCCCTCGCCGCCTTCCTCTTGCTCTTGCTTGAGGGCTTCGAAGATCTGCTTGACTGACCATCCACGATACTTAGTGTCAGGTTGAACACCAACGCTAGGCATCTTGACGAACCCCTCGCCTGCGTCCATATCTACCAATGACAAGTTAACGAAGTGGTCTGCCGCAATGTTGGCCAGTCGTGCGTCCTCGTCGTGCAGTGCCGCCCACACATGCAAGTGACGATAGGCTTTGTGCATTGCCTCGTGTAAGACTAGGAAGCGTAGCTCGGGGTCAGACTTCATGTATTGGTCAATGAAGTTGGGGTTGTAGACCACATCCCACCCGTTAGTAGCCGCAGTGGGTACATCGTCGTTGACTCTGACCTTGCCGCACGCAAGGATGCTGCCAAACGCACAGAACACTTTGTGTTGCATGATGGCGATGTGTGACTTCTTGATTCGGTCTTGTACATTCATGATGTTTCTCCAAAAGTTATAAGGTTATAAGTTTCAAAAGCTATGTGACGACGGGATAGGGAACTCCTCATCCCTATCTAGTATTCGTGCAATGCGCTCGGCTATGGCAATCTCCTCGACTGTGCGTTCCCGTAGGAATACCTCAGCGATTTGTTGCCTTAGCTTAGCTGTACGCACGACCATGTGACGCGCCTTACCTTGCTCAGCAAACTTTATTTTTGTTATGTTCTCTACACATCGTTGGTCAATATTTTTGTTGAACACATCTCGTGTTGGTTTGTATCTGCGCTCACCGGAATCGTCGTACCCCATCTTCTGCAATGTGCAGTCCGCCTCAAACAACCCGATGATCTCGGACTGATTGGCGGCAGTGATAGGGCGTGGGATATGAAAGGTTACATAGTCTGCTTCTTGCGACACATACACGATGGGGTACTCATCTGCCAACCTAAAGATTAGCTTGCGTACCTCACGAGTCTTGCTTGACCACCCACCGATGTGGTTGCCCGATGCAATACTTTTGCGGGTCATGTTGCGTATCGTTTTAGTCAAACGAGTTGGGTTAAAGGTTGCGATTGTCTGCACACCGGGGGCTTGCAGTTGTCTTGCGAGTTCGTACATATTGCTCATGATTGTTTCCTCACGATTGGGTTGTTTAGTAGTCCTGTTTGAATGTCCCACTCATCCTTCGAGAGGTGAAAGCGTGGGCGTGGTGGTGTGTATGACTTACTGATACGGTCAGGGTGCCAGTCTTTGTGTAGTCGCACGATGGTGCGACCGTCGCTTGTGCGTTCTGTTATGAGCATCACGGTCTCCAGTAATAAAGGTCAAGGGCTAGCACAATGATGGCTAGGACTAAGATAAAGCGCTCGAAGCGTTCCCATGGTGTGAACATAAAGTTATAACCTTAGAAGAATTTGCCGAGCTTCGCAGCTTGCGCCGTGAACTTACGACTGCCGCATGCCATGCCTACCTTGGACTTGTTGGATGCCAACGATGTGATAAACAACGCATGTGCCTCGAACGATTCGTTAGCCATACGATCTGCGTAGTCCATCACAGCGTCGATAGTCTTAGCGTCAACACGACCGGCCAACATGAACGAGAGAATAAACAGAGCACCGGCACTGGTCGGCACCTTGGCCTTGAACGGGTCTTTCACAATGTTCTCGAACAGGGGCAACTGATCTGCCAAGTTAATGAGTGCGTCCATGTCACGCGCCGCAGGTTCACCCACAGTACCCGCCAATGCAGGCAGGGTTGCATCGCCGAGGATGTTACGCATCTTGATAATGTTGGATGCCTTCTCAAGCGAGCGAGGCGAGCAGTATGCTTTCACATTGCCTGTCAGTGGGTTGAAGATGTACGGGTTCTTAGCCTTGGGGTCAAGGTCAACATAGCACTCGAACACTTGCGGGTATTGCTTGGCGAACGCCATCACTTCAGGGGCTATGTCATTGTCCGCCGCCCATTCGAGCCACTGCTCTACGCTTGGGTTGCTTAGGTTCACCACAGTCATGCGGTTGTATGCGTGAGCTGGGATGTTGTCACCCACGCCGTCAGTGTCGAGGTTGGTTGTTGCACATACGATAGAGCCAGTCGGCAGGGGTACATCACCCACTCGATGCTCGAGGATGGTCGGCAACAACATGTTCATCACAGGGCGGGACGCCTTACCCAACTCGTCAAGCATTAGGATAACGGGTCGGGTTTGATTCTTACCTACACCGAAGCGCACATTGGGTGCGTAGGATGTGGTCATGTTCTCTCGGTCAATGACAGGCATCGCCAAGTCACCGAGGTCTAAGTTTGCACAGTCGATGTAGCACACCTGATAGTCAGGCATCTCACGACCTAGCGTTGAAAGGATGGACGATTTGCCTACGCCGGGCTGACCCCGCAGTAGGATGGTGTTTGTTGTACCCACATTACGGATGAGGGTCGCGGCTTGCTTGAGGTTTACGGACAAGTTCATTTTGATTTCCTTGGATTAAAAAGTTTAGAAGTTCTAAGGTTAGAAGTTTACTTAAATAGGCTTGCGCCCCGCTTACAGTACGAATGTCTCAGAGCGAGACACAACATACATGTTCTTTTTGCAGTACTGCATGATGGATGCCCAACACGCTTTTGCATCTGCTTTCTCGGTGTAGTCGTAGCCACGAGTGCTACTTGAATATGAATACACACGCTCGAATTTGTTTCTTGCAATGATTAGCTTCCACTTGTCGGCTTTGTCGCTATCGGCAAGCATCTCGGGTATGTTCTCACCAAACAACGCGTAGTCGTTCTCACCCCTATCTTCGGGTGTTGTCGTGGCGTACAACAAAGCGTACGCGTCCTTGAACCCTGACTCTTGCAAGTCGTTGGCTAGTTCTTTGGACTCTGCCTTGTCAATACGTTTCATCTCGAACGCTCGCAACTCGGTGATGATCTCGCCCTGCTCGTTAAGCGTGATGCCGTCGTAGTAAGAAAAGCGCTTATTGTTTATGCGTAGTACGGGTTGCGAATAGCTGAGTATGGATTGTTTATGCATGGCAACGGATAGCCCATCGAAGAACCCAAACGCTTCGTTGAGTCGCAGGATAGTTGTCGGTCTGTCGTACCATCCACCCGTGTCGATCACCACGCTACCATCGGGGTGTGCCTTCAGTAAGTCCGTGCCAAACATTCGCACAGCCATCGTGCCGTCGTTGTTCTTGACCACACGAAAGTGCGTCATACTTCTGCGGTGTTTGTTGGCAGGGGCATCGCCCTTGTTTCTGCCTTTCTTATACATGTGCCTCGCCAAGTGCATCATTAGTGTTGTGTACATGCTCATGATAGTTTCCTTTAGATCTAAAGTTATAAGGTTAGAAGTTTGGATGTAAGTTACATCGTTCGTTTGGGGTTGAGCTGCGTCAGGGTTGCCCTGTCAGTCACCAACATGTAGTTGGATTTGTTCATAGGCACGGCGCAGTGTTTTACTTTGCGTGCTTCGCTTTCACCACATGCCATGCATGTGGGTCGTGTCATGTGCTTGCGTTGGGGTTCGACCCTCACGGCATAACAGCATGTGCAGATTGGTAAGTGGTAGTGAGTCATGGTTTTCTCCTTGGTTGGTTAGGGCTTGGCGGTACTACCGCATCCACGACCTCCGCCCTCACTGGTTACCCAGTCGAACAGATCGAATGCGTCTTTGTAGTACAAGGTCTTTTTGATTGGCGCTTCGTAATCCTTAGTGCCGTGCTCCTCGCGTTTGGCATGCGCTTCTTTCTTGGTCTTGGCAATGATGCTGTAACAGTCGTTGTTGCTGACCGCTGAGCAATACCAGTATGTCAATGTTGCCATGGTGTCTTCTCTCCTTGTGTATTCAATAGCCCTGACCCGCAGGGCTACAAGATAAACAAATTATCTTTGGACTACGATAGGGTTTGTCGGTGTGATCTATCCGGCTATGCCGTCCCACATCCCTAGCAGTCATGACGTTTCTCATCAGAGGACTGCACCCATTTAAGTAGTATGCGTATGCATTGCATGTTGCTATCTCTTTCGGTGACACATGCCACACTACTCAATACACCACAACATACTGGGGCTGAACCCAACGCCTATTCACCGAGTGAGGACTGCACGAGGCATCCTTTCAGGCTTCTGCCATTTAGACAGCGGCGGCTCGAAGGTATTACAAAGTTATAAGCTTAGAAGTTTGACCCACTAATACTTACACAAAAACCTAACTGATAAATTATTAAAGAACGATGCGACCGGAGGTGTAGGTGGTGCGCGTGACAAGCCGAGGCGTTACTCGACTTGATGTTATCAATTATAACAGAATTATAGCTTTGTGTCAAGCTATTTCGTCCGGCTCGCCGCGCCAATCGTTGAGGATTTTTTGGCGCGATAATTCCTTTTTACCCAGTGCAATGAGCTGATGCACACGAACTTCCGAGACTTTAAACATTGCGGCAAGCTCTTTGCGTGGCATACCCTGCAGTCCTCGGGCTACGATTTCTTTGTTGCGGGCTTCGCGGCGCTCAGCTAGTGTGAGTCCATTGTTCAGGTTTACATAGGCAGGGGCTTCGGGGTTCATGAGTTTGCTCACAGCTTTGCCTACGAACTCGGCGCGGGATAGTCCTTCTTTGTTGGCTTGCTTGATGATGGTTTCTCGGATGTCGTCGCCAAGCCCAACCCAAAGTTTTATGGCGGCTTGTGTGGCAGCGTTTATGCCGTCGTTGTGGGAAGCTTCGAGTCGGTCGGCAAAATCCATGGGGAAGTTGAGTTCGAGAGTGTAGAGTTCTTGAGTCATAGTTGTCCTATAAGTTTGGGTGAAAGTTATAACATTATAAGTTTGGTGGGTTGGTGGATGCAATAGGGATGTTGTTACGATGTTACAAAAGGGGTGGTGGATGTTACAGAGGCGGTGTTACGGGGGTGCTATAAGGCGTTTCCAACGAAAACAACAACTTAGGGTTAGGAATTATATATAGCCGAGTATATTTTTGGGGTTGTTACACTGTAACAGGGGTTTTGGGGGAACACGAGTCAAAATAATTTTCCTTACAGTTCGTTATAGACACAAAGACAAACATATAACGAACTCTAACATTTTGAATTTTGACCGATGCTCTCCAAAAATGGCGTTACAATGTAACATATATATAAATAATATATAATCTCTCTCTCTCTCTGCGTTTTTTGAAACGTATCGTATTAATTTCCGCGTACTAATTGCGTTACAGGCGTTTTGTTACAAATTGATTGTTTTTGTTACATTGTAACACGCATGCCGTCCCCCGAGAAAGTCATAGTTGCCCTGCCAACCCGATGCCCCAGCTGCAAAGTTCTAAGCTTATAAGTTTTTGCCGTGGCTTGGTCGCCCTGAAGCCCTCACTCACGTTCGCGTGCACGCGCTCGCGCACTCGCTCTCCCGCACGGTCAGACTACTATGACGCATTATGGACGCATACTATAAGCGCCCACATGAAAAGTACGGACGAAAAAAAGCCACCTTTCGGTGGCTCGGTGGAAACCCTAGGGTTTACTTGTCAAGTACTGTTTCTTGAAATCCGTCCAATGATTCTAGGCAAAGGTCTAATATCTCCGCCGCGAATTCAGTCAATCCAAGGGCGCGTGCTTGACCTAATGCTTTGCTTAGGGTTTTGTCCAATGATTCGCGGGTTGTCGAAATTACGGGGCCGGATTTTGGGGACGCGTCTTTTTTGGTTTTCGCGTCACTTTTCTTATTTGCAAGATCACGGGAAAATTCGACGCCGGTTTCAAAAGCAATCCAAAAACAAGATTGATATTGCGCGCCGGTTGCCTTGGAAATGAAACCCTTTTCAACAAGGCCGTCGAATAATGCTTTCACTTCGCCGCGTGCAAGATTCGTTTTTGAATTACCTTTCAAGAATTCGGCCTTTGGTTTATCGCAAACCAAAGTAACAACATCTAATGCTTGTTGAATTGCTTGATCTTGAATGACGCGTGCTTTGGCAATTGCCTTTGCTTCGCCCTCAAATGAATTGTAAATTGCGGAAACTACGTTTTTTGTGAACATTGTCATTTTGAATACCTTTGAATAGAAGTTGATTTAAATATCAGTCAAAATTAACTGACAACTGAATTACACCATGGATAGAATCATTTGTCAATACTTACACAAAGGTCTAACCTTATATCTTTTTATCGGATTCCCTCGACCCCACCCGTCCCCCACGCCCACTTGCAGGTTCTGGGACTCCGCGTCTGCTATACGCTGAGTGTTGTATCCGCTAGAACCACCCCCCAACATTCCTATAACAAGCTATACACAAAAAATATAAAAATCAAGTACAATCCCCACCATACCCCCCACCAAGGATTCACATGGAACAACAACGATTCGGTAGATTAACAGTGCAGGGTTTGCACAGCCGGGATAAAAAATACAACAAGCGCTGGGTCTGTCTCTGTGACTGCGGCAACACAACGGTGGTTTTGCAACACCAACTTAAAAACGGGCATACAAAATCTTGTGGTTGTTACGCTGATGAGTTTCGTGCCGCACTAATAAAAACCGCCGATGAGGAACGGCGAAGCTACACCCACAAATCCCACACGGCAATGATTGCCAGATGCTACAACCCAAAGCAACCCAGCTATTCAAAATACGGTGGAAGCGGCATAACTGTCTGCGATCGTTGGAGATTTGGGGAAAATGGCAAGACCGGCTGGTTATGCTTTTTTGAAGATATGGGACCCAAACCTACTGGGCATTCCATAGACAGAATAGACAATACAAAAAACTATAGTCCAGAAAACTGCCGCTGGGCGACCATGCAAGAACAAATTGCCAACCGCAGACCGTGGGGGTCCGTTAACGGAAGACGCCCCCTTGTTAAATAAAACACACAAGAAAAAAATTACATATATAATCCACCAAACTTAAGGAGTGCGATCCCCTCCCATGTATACACCTGTTATAGATTACGACGTTCCGCTTGCGAACTACTCCCCGACCTTTGAGTCGCTGGAGACCCGCGTGGCTGCTGCCATGTCCGCGTTAGTAGACACTAACAATTTACCCGCCCCCAACGAAATATCTGACGAAGACAAGCACAAAGCCCGCGAGGTATTTATTGGGAACGAGTTGGCGTCAGACGAGGACTTAGCGTCCCCCGGCATGGTGGTTTACTTGCAGTCGCTGTTGTCAGAATACGACACAATGGTTGTAAAGTCGGCGCAGCAGATGCGAACCTATGTAACTAATAAGCTACTTGCAGAAACTGCAAACCCAGACCCCCGCATACGGATGAAGTCACTGGAACTGCTGGGCAAGATCAGCGACGTTGGACTTTTCACAGACAAGACAGAAATCACAATGCGTCACCGGCCTACCGAAGAGCTGGAGCAGATGCTGCGTGAACGCCTGACCAAAGTGCTGGAAGCCGAAGTAGTGGACAACACTGCAAAACCCAATATGGCCCAAGTAAAAATAGACGTGTCTGATATAGAAGCCCTCTGATGGACGCAACCCTAACGCCAGAGATCATTGACCGGATTTCGAAGAAGCTGCCGAAAGACGAGGCGGCTGAATTACTTGCCATGTTTGATGAGCTGGACGGTAGGAAGCGCCAGACTCTGGCCCAAAACGACTTTTTGTCGTTCATTGCTGCAATTGATCCTAACTATAAGTTTGGTGTTCACCTAAAAAGGCTGGGCGGTCTGCTGATGGAGGTGGAAACCAACGTCAAGAACCGGATTGCGGTGTCAATGGCACCTCGTATGGGCAAGTCCCAGATGATTTCTATTTACTATCCGGCTTGGTACTTGGGAAAACACCCCGACCACAAGGTAATTGTGGCCTCACACACTGCAGATTTGGCGATTGTCATGGCCCGTAAGGTGCGAAATCTGATTAATACGCCTGAATACAAGGCAATTTTCCCCCAAACTAACATCGCAAGTGATGCAAAAGCTGCTGCGCAGTGGAATACGACCAAAGGTGGCGAGTATTTTGCGATTGGTGTGGGTGGTGCGCTGGCCGGACGTGGTGCTCACCTCATTATTGCTGACGATCCGCTGTCAGAGCAGGACATCAAGGCGGGGAATACGTCTTCACTTGACTCAACATACGAGTGGTTCAGTGCTGGTTTGCGTACTCGTCTTATGCCAGAGGGGAAAATCTGCGTTCTTCACACAAGGTGGCACCAGCGGGACCTGATTGGACGGCTAATTAAAGACTCGGCCATGAATGAGGGCGGAGACAAGTACGAAACGTTTGAATTCCCTGCAATCTTGAACGAAAACACCGAGGAAGAGAAGTCAATCTGGCCAGAACAGTGGTCTTTAGAAGCACTGCAGCAAACCCGCTCGTCAATGCACCACATCATGTGGCAGTGGTACGCTCAATACCAGCAAAACCCAACAGCAGCCGAGGCTGCGATCATAAAACGAGACTGGATACGCTGGTGGGAGAAGGACGATCCGCCTAAAATTAACTTCATTGTGCAGTCTTTCGATACGGCGCTTACCACTAAGCAGCGGTCTGACTTTTCCGTGTGCCATACATGGGGTACGTGGACAAATGAGGACGACGGGACGGAGAATGTGATTCTGCTGAACAAGGTCAAGGGGAAATATGAGTTCCCGGAGCTAAAGGCGATGGCGCACGAGCAGTTTAAAGAGTGGCAGCCCGACAGTGTGATCGTCGAGGCCAAGGCCAGCGGTCAGCCGCTGATTGACGAGATGCGAAGGTCAGGTATATTTGTGCAGGACTTCAGTCCCGGTAAGGGTCAGGACAAGATTGCCAGACTTAACGCCGTGGCAGACATGTTTGCGTCTGGGCATGTATGGTTCCCAGAAAATGCGTGGGCTGCGGCCACTGTCGAAGAGATTTTGGCGTTTCCTGCGGGCGAGCATGACGACGAAGTTGACACCATGACGCTTGCCTTGATGAGAATTCGCAAAGGTGGGTTATTGCGCTTGAGCAGTGACTACGAGGATAATGAACCCCGCTACGCGGCCCGTCGGCAGGCGTACTACTAACACATTGCAAGGACTAAACAATGGCTACTAATATGGTTCCCTCTTTGTCGCAAGCTCCACTGGGCTTGGACGCACTGGACGATATGGGTGATGAGCCCCTGATTGAGATTGAGATCGAGGACCCCGAGGGTGTAAAAATCGGTATGGATGGACTTGAGATTGACCTGATGCCCGAGGGTGAAGAATTAAGTTTTGATGCCAACCTTGCCGAAGAGATGGACGCAAGCGACTTGCAGAAAGTTGCAAGTGACATCGTTGAGATGGTGGACGCCGACATTAACTCGCGTAAAGAGTGGGTTGACATGTACGTCAAGGGTCTTGATGTTTTGGGGATGAAATATGAAGAACGAACAGAACCTTGGCTCGGAGCCTGTGGAGTTTTCTCTACGGTTCTTACTGAAGCGGCGGTCAGGTTCCAGAGTGAAACGATTATTGAAACGTTTCCAGCGGCGGGCCCGGTCAAAACTGAGATTGTTGGTGCAATTGATCGCCTCAAAGAGCAGGCGGCGGAGCGCGTAAGAGATGACATGAACTACCAGCTCACCGAGGTGATGACTGAGTATCGCCCAGAGCATGAGCGCATGTTGTACAACTTAGGATTAGCGGGCGCAGCGTTCAAGAAAGTTTATTTTGATCCGTCACTTGACCGTCAGGTGGCGATGTTTATCCCTGCTGAAGACATCATCATTCCTTATGGCGCGTCGAGCGCGGCCACTGCTGAGCGTCTGACTCACGTCATGCGTAAGACAAAGAATGACTTGAAGAAATTACAAGTCGCGGGGTTCTACGTTGATGAAGAGTTGGGCGAGCCTGTTGCCATCCACACAGACGTGGAGAAAAAGAAAGCGGAAGATCAAGGCTACAGCCTGACAGATGATGACCGCTATCAGATTCTTGAAGTGCACATTGACTACGACCTGCCCGGTTATGAAGATGAAGACGGTATTGCACTGCCATACATCATCACAATTGAGCGCGGCACAAATACAGTTTTGGCCATTCGCCGTAACTGGGAAGAAGACGACAAGAAGAAATTAAAACGCCAGCACTTCGTACAGTACACATACGTACCCGGCTTTGGTGCTTATGGTCTTGGTCTGATCCACTTAATTGGTGGTTACGCCCGTGCGGGTACTTCTCTGATTCGCCAGTTGATCGACGCGGGTACATTGTCTAACTTGCCCGGTGGTCTGAAGACTCGCGGGCTTCGTATTAAAGATGACGATACCCCAATCAGCCCCGGTGAGTTCCGTGACGTTGATGTTCCTAGCGGTTCAGTGCGTGACAACATCATGGCGCTGCCGTACAAAGAGCCATCACAAGTTCTGGCGGGCCTCTTGGACAGAGTGACCGAAGAAGGCCGCCGTTTGGGTTCTATTGCTGACATGAACATCAGCGACATGAGCGCAAATGCTCCGGTAGGTACAACGCTTGCTCTGTTAGAGCGTCAGCTTAAGACAATGTCTGCGGTTCAAGCCCGCGTGCACTTCAGCATGAAGCAAGAGTTCCAGTTGCTGCGTGACATCATCCGTGACCACACACCTGATGAGTACAGCTACGACCCCGCAGAAGGTGATCGCAGAGCTAAGCAAGCTGACTACGACATGGTGTCGGTGATTCCAGTCAGTGACCCCAACAGTGCGACGATGGCTCAGCGCATCATGCAGTACCAAGCTGTGATTCAGTTGGCACAAGGCGCTCCACAGATTTATGACTTGCCACAGTTGCACAGACAGATGATTGAGGTGCTTGGCATCAAGAACGCAGACAAACTTGTGCCGATAGATGATGACCAGACACCACGTGATCCGGTGTCTGAGAACATGTCGTTCCTCACTGGCAAACCTACGAAGGCATTTATCCATCAGGACCACGACGCACACATTGCTGTTCACACCAGCATGATGCAGGACCCGATGATTATGGGTCAGATTGGTCAGAGCCCCATGGCTCAGCAGATGCAGGGCGCGATCATGGCCCACGTTGCTGAACACTTGGCGTTCCAGTACCGTCAGAAAGTTCAGGAGCAGTTGGGTGCGACATTGCCAGCACCGAACGCGCAGCTTGACAACAACGTTGAAGTTCAAGTTTCCAAACTTGTGGCGCAAGCGTCTGTTCAACTCCTTGCGATGGACAAAGCCAAGGCAGCTCAGCAGCAAGCGCTGCAGCAAGCACAAGATCCGATCATTCAGATGCAACAAGCTGAACTGCAGATCAAGAAACAAGAAGCTGACATCAAGGCGCTCAAAGTCAAAGGTGACTTGCAGCTCAAAGCCGAGGAGTTGTCACTCAAGGCGCAGGAAAGCGCGGCTAGAACTGGAGAAGATCCAGCGATGGCGGCGATGCGCCTACAACAGGAGATTGCTCAGGCTCAAGAGATGCACGGTCTAGAGATGGCGGCTAAACGGATGGAGTTGCAGCAGGCGCAAGCCCAACAGCAACAGGCCATGATGCAGCAGCAAGCTCAAGCCCAACAGAAGATGGCCCACGGCGGACAAGTCCATGAGCAGAAACTGAGGCATACCGATCTGGACAAAATTCAGAAGTTATTACAGGGTAACAAGGAGTAATCATGACCAATATGCTTGAAGTGTTAGACAAGAAGATTGAAGAACAAGTCCAGCAGTTGGTCGATGTTGTCAGTGGTGGTGGAGCTAAATCCTACGATCACTACAAAGAACTGTGCGGGACTATCCGAGGTCTGCAAACCGCTCAGTACGAACTTGCTGACCTCGTGCGTAAAACTAAGGATTATGAAGATGACTGAATTTGATGTTAGTGCGGTTGATCTAAGTGGGGTGCTCAATACCTCCGCCGAAGAGAAAGCCAAACAAGTGCCAGATCCAGCGACATATCACATTTTGTGTATGTTGCCCAAGGCAGAAGAAGAGTTTAGCGAAACCGGCATTTTGAAGTCGGCTACTGCGATGTACCACGAGGAGCTTTTATCCCCCGTGTTGTTTGTTGCAAAGATCGGCCCTGATGCGTTCAAAGACGCGACCAGATTCCCATCTGGCCCAAGCTGCAAAGTCGGTGACTTTGTGTTAGTACGTCCTAACACGGGAACCCGCATGAAGATTCATGGTACAGAGTGGAGACTCATCAATGATGATTCCGTTCAGGCTGTTGTGCAAGACCCTCGTGGTATCCAGCGCCCTAACTAAGGAGTAAATCATGGCAAAAGACGAAGAATATAAATTCCCTGACGAAGTCGAAAGCAAAAATGCTAAGACTGAAGATAAGGTTGACTTTGAAGTTGAAGGCGACAGCGAACCTGAAATCGAAGTTGTAGATGACACGCCCCCCGAAGACCGTGGGCGCAAACCTATGGCCGAGCCTCCCAAAGAGGTGACAGACGAGGAGCTGGCTAAGTACGACGAGGGCGTACAGAAGCGTATCAAGCACTTTACTAAGGGTTATCACGAAGAGCGTCGCGCAAAAGAGACAGCTGAGCGTGAACGTGAAGAAGCTTTTAAGCTGGCGCAAGCCGTGCTGGAAGAGAACAAAAAGCTCAAAGGTTCTGTCAACCAAAACCAGACAGCTCTCTTGGAGCAGGCTAAGCGTGTGGTCTCTAACGAGGTCGAAACTGCTAAGCGCATGTACAAAGAAGCCTACGAGTCTGGCGATTCTGAAAAGTTAGTTGAGGCTCAAGAAGCACTCACTATCGCTAAGATCCGCGCAGATAAAGTAAATAATTTTAAACCTACCCCTTTACAGGAACAAGAAACTCCTGTACAAATCGCTCAACAGCCCACCAGAGCTGCACCGGTTGACGAAAAACTACTTGCATGGCAAGACCAAAATCAGTGGTTTGGAAGCAACAAACGTATGACAGCCTATGCTTTAGGCTTGCATGAAGATCTGGTAGCTGAAGGGATACCAAGTGGCAGTGAAGAATACTATCGACGTATTGACACTGACATTAGGCAAAGATTCTCGGATCAGTTTGGAGCCGAAGAGTCCGTTGATGCGAAACCTCAACGCACTAAATCCAACATCGTTGCACCTGCGACCCGTAGCACAGCGCCTAAAAAGATCGTGCTTACGCAGACACAGGTAAATCTCGCCAAGCGGTTGGGAGTTCCGTTGGAACTGTACGCCCGTAAGGTTGCTGAAGAAATGAGGAAATGAAAATGGAAAAGACTAACCGTATGACCCGTGAACTTGATACCCGCGAGAAGATGGAGCGTCCAAAACATTGGATGCCACCACAACTTCTACCTGACCCCAATCCAGAGGCAGGTTATGCGTTTCGTTGGATCAGGATTGCATCGTTAGGTAAAGACGACGCCACTAACATTTCTGGAAAATTACGCGAAGGCTGGGAACCTGTTAAGGCTTCTGACCACCCTGAGATTCGCTTGTTTGGTTCTAGCAGCAATGCTAAGTTTCCTGATAGCGTTGAAGTGGGCGGCCTGTTGCTTTGCAAAACACCTGTGGAGCTTACTGAACAGCGCAATGCGTACTATCGCAATCAAGCGGAAGCACAAATGCAGTCAGTAGACAACACTTACATGCGCGAGAATGATCCGAGGATGCCTATGTTTAAAGAACGTAAGTCCACGGTCACTTTCGGAAAAGGTACTTAATTTTTTTGGAGTCTTAAATGGCATCTACAGCTTCCCCCTATGGGCTACGGCCCATCAATCGTATCGACGGCATGCCCTATGCTGGCGCTACGAGTCAGTTCTTGATTGACCCCGCTGGCGAAGGTACTAACTTGTTTTATGGTCAAGTTGTTATCATCGGCTCAGATGGTTATATCGCTTTGTCTACCGCTACCGGCGCAGACATCACTACCAATAACCTTGGTGGTTCTGGCGTAGGTGCAATCGGCGTTTTCGTCGGTTGTTCTTATATCAACGCACAAGGCCAGCAAATCTACGGCCAGTACTACCCCTCCGGCACAACCGGCGTGGTGACTGCATACGTAGTTACTGACCCAAGTGTTACCTTCCAAGCTCAGCTGGATGGTTCTGGCGCTCAATCAGTTTTGGGCACTAACACCTTCTTCGCTGCTGTACAGAGCACTAGCACTGGTTCAACCCAGACTGGTAACTCAACCAGCGCTTTGGAGTCAACTGTGGTTACTACTGCTGCGGCTTTCCGTATTGTGGGCTTTGCGTCCACCCCGGGCGATGCGTTCACTGATGTGTTTGTTAAATTCAATCCCAGTGCCCATTCGTATTTGAATAACGTTGGCCTGTAAGGAGTAAATTACCATGGCAATTTCACGCGCACAACTACTTAAAGAGTTGCTCCCCGGTCT